GTCACGTAGTATTCTGTCTCGAAGGTCGAAGCTGGCGTAAAGATTACTACAAGCCATATAAAGCTAATCGAGCAGAAACTCGTGCGGCAATGACTGTTAAAGAACAAGAAGAAGATAAATTGTTTTGGGAAACATTCGATTCTTTTAAAGAATTTATCATCAATAAAACTAACTGCACAGTATTGCAACATTCACAGCTAGAAGCTGACGATTTGATTGCAGGATGGATTCAATCGCATCCTGCAGATGATCACGTTGTCATTAGCACAGATAGCGACTTTCATCAGCTTATTGCATCGAATGTTAAACAATATAATGGTGTATTAGAAACATTAACTACTCACGAAGGTATCTTTGATAAAAAAGGTAAATTAGTTATTGATAACAAAACTAAAGAGCCTAAGGATATCCCTAATCCAGAATGGATTCTCTTCGAAAAGTGTATGCGCGGTGATAGTTCAGATAATGTGTTTAGTGCATTTCCTAAAGTTCGTAAAAATAAATTACTAGAAGCATTTAATGATCGTGCTAACAAAGGATTCGCTTGGAACAATATGATGTTACAGCGATGGTTAGATCACGAGGGGGTAGAACATCGCGTTCTCGACGATTACGAAAGAAATAGACAGTTAATTGATTTAACTCATCAACCGACACATATCAAAGATCTGATTAAAACTACTATTGCAGAAAATGCTAAACCTAAAGCTGTAGATCAAGTAGGAATTCGATTAATTAAATTTTGTCAATTGTATGACATGAAACGTATGATTGACAGCATTCAACAGTATGCAGAACCATTACAAGCGAGGTACACTCAATGACAGAAATTCAAGCTAAACCGATCGTAGACGGAAAATTTTGGATCGTCGAACAAAACGGAATTAAGATCGGAACACTTCATAAAAAAGAGGGCAACAAATTTATGCTAAGTAGTCATGAAGGACAAAGTTTTTTTGGTAAAAAAGAAGAACTATTAAAAGCATTCGGAAAGAATTTCTTTAGTGGTAAAATTAAAACTACTATCAGTCATGAGGATATTAAAGACGTTTACGGATATCCTACTAGCTGTTATCCGTACAATCCAATGTTTAATCTTCAAAAAAAACTTCCATTGTTTACTAAGAGTAAAGCTAGTAAAAGTCTATACTGTGCCGGGTATTATATTATTCGATTCGACAAAGGATGGGTTAAAAGTTTTTGTCCTAAACTAATTACCATCGAGCGTTATGAAAATCGAGGTCCTTTTAAGACTGAAATAGAAATGAAACAGGTGCTAGCAAATGCCAAATCCGATTAACACAACTCCGTTACAGCAGTTTATTCAACAGGTAAAGGCTGCGGATTTGTCTCAGCAAAAAGAAATTAAATTAGATATCAAGACTGCTAAGTCGTTAGCATTTAGCATTGGAGAAATTAGTTCTAAGTTACTTGAAGATCAAGATATACTGTTATCTAAGTTACAGCAAAGTCAAGGATCTGGAGATATTACAATACGTATGGACGGTGGTGGGTTCGAACGAAGCTGAAAAGATAAATATATACGTAGTTAATATTAAGGATTACGTGTATGAGCCGCCCAAAACCAAAAGTTTTACTTGAGCACATTAATAAAAAAACATATAAAAGCGAGCAAGTACTCGAGTCAGAAGCCATTTGGGCAGTTTTTTATAATGGCGAGCCTTTTAATCTAAAAAGTTCGAACAGTCTGACCAGCTATCCGGGTCCTAAATATAAAAAAGTTAGTTTCTCTAATCCCGGACATGCGCATAATTTGGCTAAAAAGTTAAATGCAACATTTAACTGTACAGATTTCCAAGTTGTTAAATTAACATCTGGCGAAATTGTAAAATGATCTCTAGAGAGACTTATACAAAAATTTTTTTGAACAGCCTCGGTAGAAGTACGGATGAGGCAAATGTTAAACTACATTTAAATAAATTATGGCAAAGTAAAAGAACAAAGAACGACGGCGGATTACGATTAAGTGAAGATGGTTACATGTTCTTAATAAGTGATTTAGAATTAACAGAATACGAAATCCCCTTTACCGATAAAATCGAATTGAGCCCGCAAACAATCATTTTCTTTGATCAATTTTTGGATTGTCCTTATTATCTTACCAACCAAAGTTTAACCGTTTTTTCGGAAAAAAAGTCGTTTGAGCTTTATATGTTTTCAGACGATATTCGAAAATACGGACTAGTTAAAGCCATAAATTCTAGAAAAAAAGATAGCCGTTTGGACGAAAATTCCTAAAAAGTTGTTGACGTTGAAGGCATTTGTCTGTATAATAGACACATAGACAGTTAATTCAACTCGCTTTATACAGGAGATCTAAATGAGCGAAATCGTTTCTCGTACCGTTGGCCCAAAGGCTGCTAAAAAATCTATTTGCCGAGCGTTTAAGGCACAACGACCCATTTTCTTGTGGGGGCCTCCGGGTATCGGCAAGTCTGACATTATTAAACAAATCGGCGAAGACCTTGAAGCTCATGTTATCGATATTCGATTGAGCTTGTGGGAGCCTACTGACATTAAAGGTATTCCGTATTTCGATGCCAATAGCAATCGCATGTCATGGGCACCACCCATCGAATTGCCAGATCAGATCATGGCAGAAAAACATAAAAACATTATCCTGTTTATGGACGAAATGAACTCTGCGGCTCCTGCTGTACAGGCAGCGGCTTACCAGTTGGTTTTGAATCGTCGTGTTGGAACTTACCAATTGCCAGACAATGTGTTCATTGTTGCCGCTGGTAATCGTGAAGCAGACAAAGGTGTTACCTATCGTATGCCTGCTCCGTTGGCTAATCGATTCGTACACTTGGAAATGGCTGTTGAGTGGGACGACTGGTTCTCGTGGGCTACTGAAAACCGTATCCACAAAGACGTTGTTGGTTTCTTGACTTTCTCTAAGAAAGATCTTTACGACTTTGATCCTCGTAGCGGTAGTAAGGCATTTGCAACTCCTCGTTCTTGGACTTTTGTCAGTGAGCTCCTCGAAGACGACGACGAAGATGTTAATGTTCTTACTGACTTGACCTCCGGCGCTGTCGGTGAAGGTTTGGCTATCAAGTTTATGGCTCACCGTAAAGTTGCGTCTAAACTGCCTAATCCTACTGACATTCTTAAGGGTAAAGTTAAGAAGATGGATTCCAAAGAAATCTCCGCTATGTATTCACTAACGGTTAGCCTGTGCTACGAATTAAAGGATGCTTGCGATAAAAATGTCAAGGATTGGAACGATCAAGTTAACTGCTTTTTCCAATTCATGATGGATAATTTCGAAACTGAATTGGTTGTTATGGGTACTAAACTTGCCCTTACTCAATACCAATTGCCGTTGGATCCGGACGAAATTAAGTGTTTCGATGACTTCCATGCCAAATATGGTAAGTACATTGCAGCCGCTACAGAAAAACGATAATTTGTAGCCAAATCCAATTGACAGGACCTGCGGGTCCTGTTATAATATATACATCAAGTAAATAATTTGGAGCAAAATATGTCACACTTAGATCCAGTAATTGATAAAATTGTAGTGGCTAGAATTGGATTACTGTTGCGTCATCCATTTTTTGGCAACATGGCAACTCGTCTTAAAATTCAAGATGCATCTGATTGGTGCAATACTGCGGCAACTGACGGACGCCATCTATTTTACAGCCGTCCATTCTTTGAAAAACTTAGCCCTAAGCAGGTTGAGTTTGTTGTTGCACACGAAATTCTTCACAACGTTTTTGATCATATTAGTCGTACTGAAGGTCGAAACAAAGGTGTCTGGAATGCCGCAATCGACTATACTGTAAACGGACAGTTAGTTCGAGATCGAATTGGAGATCATAAGTTCGACGATATTAAAATTTTCCATGATACTAAGCACTATGGAAAAAGTGCAGAACAAATCTATGACGAAATTTATGACGACATGGATGAACAAGAATTGTCTGCATTAGGTCAACTGTTAGATGAACATATTGACTGGGAAGGTGATCCTAAGGATGGACAGCCGCGTCCCAAGTATACTAAAGACGAGCTTCGTAAAATTCGAGACGAGGTTAGAGAAGCGACTGTAGCGGCGGCCCAGGCGGCGGGTGCAGGTAATGTGCCCGCCGAAGTTCAACGTATGATTAAGGAACTAACTGAGCCTAAGATGAATTGGCGACAAATCTTGCGCCAGCAAATCCAAAGTACCATCCGCAATGATTACACTTTTAGTCGTCCTAGCCGCAAGGGCTGGCACACTGGTGCTATTTTGCCTGGTATGAATTTCGATGAAACTATTGACATTTGCGTTAGCATTGATATGTCTGGTTCTATTAGTGACACTCAAGCTAAAGATTTCTTAACTGAAATTAAAGGTATTATGGACGAGTACAAAGACTACAATATTAAAGTTTGGTCATTTGATACCAGTGTGTACAATGAACAAGATTTTGATGGATACGGCGGCAATGATATTACCGAATATACTCCAGTAGGCGGCGGTGGTACTGAGTTTATGGCTAACTGGGATTACATGAAAGAACATAACATTAACCCTAAAAAATTAATTATGTTCACTGACGGATATCCTTATGGATCGTGGGGAGACGAACATTATTGCGATACCGTGTTTATTATTCATGGAAACGATAGTATTGTTCCCCCGTTTGGTACTCATGCATATTACAGCGAAGAAGCAAGAAGTTAATGGCGCTAAAAAACGGAAAAGTTAATGCCCTTAATGCGCTGGAAATGAGAAGATATGCATTTCCAGCGCATCACTTTACGTATACAAACTTATTTAAATATAATCCCGGATATCTAAATGCAATCGATAACTGGATTTACAATAATTTAAATGGTAGATATTATGTAGGTCAATATCTATCGTTATCTAATAATACATTAGTGTATGTCACTAGAGTTGGGTTCGAGCAAGAAAAAGAACTTAGTTTTTTTAAACTTGCTTGTCCACTTTCGCAGTAGAAAAAAAATAAAATACATATATAATGAAAAGGAGGTCACATGACTGAAGAAACTAAACCGCAGGAAACAACCGATCCTAATCAGCTGTCTCTAAATGACCTTGCAACTATGAAAAACATTATTGATATTGCAAGTTCGCGAGGCGCTTTTAAACCTGGTGAAATGATGGTTATCGGGCAAACATATAATAAATTATCTGCCTTTTTAGAGGGCGTTAAACAACAAGGAGAAACTAAATGACTGAGAATATCGAACAAGAAGCAACAACTCAAAGTGCACCGCCACAGGCAGCGAGTGCGGAACTTAACCTAAATGACTTGCTTGCTATGAGAAATTTAATCGATGTTGTTACAACACGAGGTGCCTTTAAAGCGAACGAGCTGTCTAGCGTCGGTGTGCTATTTGACAAATTGAATAACTTTGTAGAGGCTGCAAATAAGGCACAGCAAGCGCAACAGGCACAGCAAGAAGCTCAGCCTAAGGGAGAATAACATGGTAGATTTAAAACACGTAGGTAGAGTAAGAGCAACAGGTAAAAAATGTCTTGTTGCATTTAGAACATTACCAGGAGATTCGTCTAGTTGCTTAATTATCCCAACTGAAAATTTACCTGAAAGTTATCACGATTCTCTTATACAACTAGTTGAATCAGCATCAGGCCAATCCTGTTACGAATTTGCAGAAGTACTTGCTAGATCTAAGTTTTCGGACGGTAGCACAATGCTACCTGCGTTACATGCAGGCGGCAGGCTAGTTAAAGTAGCTACTGATAAAATTGAAATGACTCCAAACTTTACAAGCTCTGTATTGTTAAGCGAGTTAAATGCAATTATTGCACAACAACGAAATGTAGCAATTGACGATTTAGCAGTTACAGAACCAGTAAAGGATAATGTAGAAGTAGTCGAAGTTGCCAAAATTAATGACTTGTCACCTGAAGCAAGAACAACATCTGCTTCAGTTAATGGCGAGCCAGATGCTGCACCATCTACTTTTGAAACTCCAGAATCAGAAGCTAAGTTGTATCGTAGCCAGGCAGACAAGTTAGCAAAGCAGGCTGCTGAATTTCGAAGAAAAGCAGAAGAATTAAATCCAACGAAACGAAAGTGACTAACGGGAAATCCTTTCCCAAAGATGTAATTGATCGTTGGCCTGAAGTATTCGGAGAGGTAACTCTTAATGTTGTTCCTCTATCGTATCTTCATGCGGTTAAAGTAACATTTAAAAACAATAAAATCTGGGAAATAGAAATTAAACAAGAATCTAAGGCCAATTGGGATTCTTTTGAAAAGCATATGAGAGAAATGATTTCCGAATACGAGGATAGAATAGAAAGTATTGATTTTAGACTTGACACAGATAGAATTAAAAAAGACATCGAAAGAAACACAAAAAAATTTTTAAATAACAGAAAGTTAAAATGAAAGTTACTCTAATATCATATAGCAATCCGACCCCAGAGTTTACAAATCAAGGCATTGAAGATGCCCTAGATCTTGTAGCTTACTGTGCTCGTGTAAGTAACCCTGCTAATCAATTCAATACAGAAACAAGCGAAAAATTGATTAAGTACTTGATCAAGCATCAGCATTGGAGCCCTCTTGAAATGGTTTCAGCTTGTATTGAGATTGAAACTACTAGAGATATTGCTCGACAAATCCTACGTCATCGTTCATTTAGCTTTCAAGAGTTTAGCCAACGCTATGCTGACCCTACAGCAGAATTAAGTAAGGCATTTGTAGTCCGAGAAGCACGTTTTCAGGATACAAAGAATAGACAGAACAGTGTCGAGTTTGATATGAACGACGAAAGCCAACGTTTACTGGCTATCGAATGGGAACGTGCCCAAAAGCGAGTATTGTTTGCAGTAGAAAAAGAGTATAAGTGGGCTATTGCTAACGGTATTGCTAAAGAACAAGCCCGTGCTGTTCTTCCGGAAGGTCTTACAGTAAGTCGCATGTACATGAACGGTACTATCCGTAGTTGGATTCATTACATTAACTTGCGTAGGGAAAACGGTACACAAAAAGAACATATGGACATTGCCAAGGCGTGTGGAGAAGTAATTGCAAAAGTGTTCCCACTGGAACTGTGAAATGGTCGGGGTGGCTGGATTTTAACCAGCGACCTCTAGTCCCCTTGACTAGTGCGCTAACGGGCTGCGCTACACCCCTGCCCGGCTAGGGACGAACTCCATGCAACCGGTATTCTATTTAGTTAAATAAATCATGAAACCTGAAAAAAATAATACATATTGCAAATATCCATTTAGAGAACTTGCAATGAAAGAGTGGCAAGGATCCACACTACAAGCTGCATGGCCATGTTGCATGATGGGTAACATTAGAAATCAAGATGGATCTGTAAATAATATCGGTATCAATAATATAAAAGATCTAACCCCTGATGAAATTTTTAACCACCCTAGAATTAACGATTTAAGAAATAATTTGTTAACTGGTGTTAAAGACGATGCTTGTAAAGTATGCTGGGATCAAGAATCTAGAGGACTCAATTCATTTAGGTTGTTTTCAGATGATGACTACGGTTATGAAGATACAGGATTATCGGTAGTAGATATCACTGCCAGCACAGCATGTAATTTAAGATGTAGGATGTGTACACCTATGTCTAGTAATTCACTAATGATAGATTGGGATTTTTTTGAGAAGATGGAGGGAGAGATGAACTTTCAAATTTCTCAAGAAACAAAATTTTGGGCCCATATAAAACCCGAACCGATTAGAGCAACTGACTCTATTCAATGGAACTGGTTAATGGAAAATACTGATAAAATTAAAGTTATAAAGGCCAGTGGTGGCGAGCCATTCTATGATAAAAAAGTTGTTAAATTAATTGATCGATACATAGAAACAGGCAATGCAAAAAATACCATATTAACTTTCCATACCAATGGAACATTAATTAACGACGAGATAATTGAAAAATTAAACCACTTTAAGAAAAATGTTCATAATTTTAGTATAGACGGGTTTGGTAAAACTTATGATTATATTAGGTATCCTGCAAACTTCGAAGAGTTAGATTTAACCTTAAGGAATTATTTTTCAAAGATAAAATCTGTAGATTTTTTTAGAGTTGCACTAGTATTAACATCGTTAAATCTATTAGTTATTCCTGAATATATAAAATGGATAAGATCTATCTGGAATAAAAGTTCTATAACTTTTTCTGAAGCATACGGATTAGATCGAGGAACTAGTATAAAACGTTTACCTATTAGCATTTTATCTGTTGCTAAGGAAAACGTTTTACCATTTTTATATAATGAACGAGGCGATGTTGATCATAAGATTCAAAATTTAATTCAACAAATTGATAACGCTATTAGTGACAATCAAGAAAACAAAGAGTTGATGTTAAAAGAGATAGGCTATTTTGATTTATCAAGAAATCAAAATTTTAAAGATTATCTTCACCCGTTGTTAGTTGATTGGTTAACTAGCTGATCAATATACTTTACAAATTTTTCATAAATTATTCTGTTTCCTTCTTCTGAAATAGCATTGTCTACTTTATTATAAGATACAGAATACTTACTACCATCATTTTGCATACTTGCTATGTCCCAATCAACTAATCCTGTAGTAAATTTAAACCATTGAGGTATATCTTTTCTTGATTTAGGACAGTGTATAACTTTTATGTTTTTTGCTGCACATAGTTGATCAATTTGAATTAATGCTCCGTAGTGCCTATTTCTGTTAACTTCCGGAGTTGTAAAATAATTGTAATAAGTCAAGAATGCGTTTTTTGCAGTTTCCTCATCTAGCTCAATTCGCTCGTCGTTTTGTGCAAACAAATTATCTTTCTTCCATTCTGGATGAAATTTTGGAACATCATAGATAAATTTTTCATTTAGCTGCTGTTCGCTTAGTCTATGATAATCGCATTCAAAGCTAGGAGTGTAGATAAAAGAAGGATCGCTATGAAAAATAATTGCAACGTCTATGTCTTTAGTTTTTTTCATAGTATATAAGAGACGTTCTTCTGAACAGTTAGCAAAGCCTATCCATTGATTGCCCGCTTGATAATGCTCTACAAGCATATCGACAAATGTCTTAGGACGATCAGGACCTGATCGTTTTCCGCAAATACTATGTCCGAAAAAATCAATTTTCATTTTTTATCCTTTGAAATTAATAGTTGATCAATATATTCGATTAACTTTTTTGCAATTTGTTCATTACCTTCTTTTGTTACAGCATTATCAGATTTTCCATAAGAAGCCCTAAAAGGATGATTATCATTCTGACTCAATCCTAATTCATAGTCAACTATTCCGCTAGTAAATTTAAACCAAGAAGGTATATGAGTCGGAGATTTAGGACAATGTATAACTGGAATTTTTTTATGTGTACAATATTGATCAATCTGTATTAACGCACCATAAAATCTATTTTTATTAACTTCAGGTGTTGTAAAAAAATCGTAATAGTTTAAAAATGCTGTTCTAGCAACTTCTGCATCTATTTCTTCATAAGCTTCATTCTCTACAAATATTTTATCTATTTTTCGATTAGGATAAAATTTAGGTAATGCGTAGATAAATTTTTCTTTTAAATCGTGTTCATTTAATCTATGATAGTCACACGACAACGACGGAGTAAAGAAAAATGCAGGATCGCTATGAAAGATAATAGCAATGTTAGGAGTTTCAGCTTTTTTCAAATAATATAAAATTCTTTCTTCTGAACCGTTTCCAAATCCAAACCATCTATTAGATGCTTGATATTGTTCAACTATTATATCAGCGAAGGTTTTAGGACGGTCAAGATTAGTCCTTCTTCCGCAAATACTGTGACCGAAAAAATCAATTTTCATTTTTAATTCCTAGAATTATTATTTTCCCAATTAGGATTAATTTCTATTATGATAGCATACCTAACTATATCTGTATTGTTTCCGCCCTCATGCCACGAATTGTGCGAGTTAGCTTGAAACCATCCGTCCCCGTAATTTGTTGTCATTCTAAATGAATTATTTTTATTGCTATCTGTATAAAAATAAGTAGACATTAATTCATCATCTTTTTCAGTTAAAAATATCATTCCTGTAAAAGGCAATCTGAGTGCATCTAAGTGTAACCCGGTATTGTGCCCGGGCATATCTCTACAAAAATAAACATTGGTTAAAGATTTATTATACATTTCTGTAAATGTTAATCCCCATTGCTCTTTTAATTGAGGGTGTAACTTATAAATTTCCTCTAACAACATCAATGTAATTGTATTACTCATTAAGTGATTTCTTATCGAATTAAGACTGTTATTTTGAACTGTTTGCAAATAAGACCGAGTACCGTGATGTTCCCATGTCGTTTCTTTTTCAATAAGAGATATTAACTCATTTCTTTCAATATCAAAATCAACATTTATTTTAAGAAGGCGATCAAAAGAAGTTAACTTAAAATTCATATCTTAATATCTCTAATATGCTGTTTGAATGGTCAACCCAATAACCGTTAGGCGGTATTAGTGCAAAAAATTTAACATCTTGTCCGCTAGGAACTATTAGCGTTCTGTTTCTTTTATTATCCCATATTGCTTTTATTACGTCCCAATTAGACTGATTAGCATCATCACCTAAAATTAAAGTATTAGAATTAAAAACAAAGTTGTTTATATCAGTCGATACACTACTATAGTTATGATCTCCGTCTATAAAAACTAAATCAAAATTAAAGTCTTTTAAATTAGAACTGGAATCTTGTATTATTTCTATATCATTAATAATTTCGCTACCTAATATGTATTCGAATCCATATCTAGAATTTTGTCTTTCAAAAGAAATATTAATTGCATCATTAAGTAATTCTTTGCTTCCGTGATAAGAATTTTCAGGAAAAGGTATAGTATCTCCCCATAAATCTAAACAAGTTAGTTTTACAGTTTCTTTTTTTCCTGTATATAATGCATGAGCGCTTCTGCCAAAGCAAGATCCAATTTCTAATATTTTTCCTCCTTCGGGAACTAAACTTGCAATATTAGATAATATATCGAGCTCCCTAGGAAAAGTCATTCCAGGAATATCTAGCCTATTATTAAATTTTTTCAAAAGTTTTATCTCCTGGCCATAAAGGTAATTTAGTCCCCGGAGCTCTCTTAGGAATCTTACTGTCTGCTGAACTTACACAGCTTTCACTAATACAGGGTTTAGGACCGTCAAATAGTTGAAATCCAGTTTCGATGTTTCCCAGAGGAACATCACTACAACTGTAACTACGTTTTACACTACCGTCAGGTTCTCTAATAATTATTCCTCTATAACCACTAGAACATTCCCATCCTTTAAACTTGTTAAAGTTAAATGCATTAAATCTTTCCGCTTGATCCATGTACCAAATCTTGTGCTCTTTGTCTCTAAACTCTACTTGAAAGTGTTGAGGAATTTTAGCTTGGGCATCTTGATAGATAGGATCGGGTGTTTTATAAAATCTAGGCTCAGGACGTTTTACTAACATAGTACGTTTAGCTTTGTCTTCTGTGAACGCACGTTGAGGCATACCGTTATGCAACCTCTTTAGCATTTCAGGAGTATAACCATCAACTACTCGACTGGCAGTGGGATCGCTTTGCGGCTTCAATGTAACATTAATTCCTTGATTATGGAAGAACAATGCATTATCAAAATCTCTATCAAACCATTCTGGAACCATAACCATATTGATCGTTACCTGAACATCATGTTGCTGACACAATATAAGTTTATCTGCAAAGTCTTGCATTTTTTCTTTTGTATCAACATGCTCGGTGTGTAAACTTGCAGTAATACTAGCTCGATGAAATTTACTAACCGCAGGACAATATTTTTCTTCAAACCACTTTAATGATCGGCTCATATTGCTTGTCATATGAACACTAGTGTAATTTGTATTTTCTACATCATTATTGAGATATTCTAAAATGTCTGTGTACCCGGGATGAAAAGTCGGTTCACCTCCACTTAGACTAAAATGAAAACTATTAAAATTACGTTCTCTAGCCTGTCTTTTAATTTCGTCAATTGTTTTTAAACATAGTTCAGTAGGTCTATGATCCTTACTGTCACTACGTGCATAAGGCCAACAATAACTACATCTATAATTACAAAATCTGCCTAGTAACCAACTTACAGTAAACAAATCTCTGTACAACAATGTACGTTGCCCTACACGCACAATATCGTCATATGGTATTTTTGTAAAATCGTACGCACTCCAACTTAAATCACTCATTCCAGTTTTTTCCTTGCATCGGGTCTATACTTATTTCATTAATATTAATGTGTCTCGGTTGTTCTATAACCCATTTAATATATTCAGCTGCTAGGGAAATATCCATGCACTTTCTACCTATATGTTTATGTTGATTATTAGTAAGAGTTCCAAAACTAATATATGTTACCTTAGGAGTTTCTCCCCAAACACCCGATAATGCTAGTGTATTAGAATAGTCTCGAAGGGCCTTTTTTTCAGCATTATATAGCCAAGCCTTACCGTTCTTAACTCTATCAGTAGTAGACCCAACAGAAATAATATGAGGACTATGATTTTTTTCAACACATAATTTGTACACTTGATCTAATAATACTGTCTGGTTAAATTTCCAAAGAGCTGACGAATTAACAAATACATCATGTTCTAACACTAATTCTGCACACTTAATTTGTCCGTCGATAGAAGTTAAATCTACGCCTGTTTTACGAGATAAAAATGTAGCAGTTGGGTAAATTTTAAATAACTCTTTGGCTAAACCGTATTCACAATTTCCTGTGATTAAAATTTTCATAAATACTCCGAACAGATATATTTATAAACAGAGATCTTATCATATAATTTATTAGGGGAGCTTATGAAAATAGCAGTCTTTGGAGATAGCTACGCAGCAAGTCACGATCATGGTATAGGTAGACCGTGGCACCAATACTTAAACGATCAATATCCAACAGTTTCCTACGGAGTTAATGGAAGCTCTTTGCACTACAGCTATAATGAATTTTTAAAACATCATGGTAAATTTGAAAAAATTGTTTTTTTAGTAACTGGTCCTGGAAGAATTTTACTTCCATTACCTGAAGAATATATGAATTGTGATCCTCCACTACAACATGTAAATGGATACCATGGTATACGAGATGTTGTCGAATCGCAGTATAAATCAAATGCATATTTAAATAAAGTTAATAACGCTGTTGAAGATTATTACAAATACATAGCATGTCCAGAAAGAGACTTATTATTTCACAAATTATTAATAAAAGAAATAAGAAATATTAGACCCGATGCTTTGTTAATTCCTTGCTTTTATGTTACAGGTGAAGAAGGTTGGAACTCAACTTTTACTTTAGGTCACATTTCTCAGATGGATATAGATTACTACAATTTAAAAAGTGATAAATGGCCATGGGCTGATATAAGACATTGCCATTTAAATCAAGAAAATAATTTAATATTTTCTTCTATGATTGCAGATTGGGTAAGAACTGGAAATATGTTTTTTGATACAAAGAAGTTTGTAAACCCAACAAAACCAGTAACCTCGTATTTTAATATGACTATTTACAACTCATAATAGCAAACTCTTAATATAAGAAGCTTGCCAGTTTGCTCCTAAAATATTAAAATGGCCGCCGTTATCAATAACAAAATTATTAAATTGGTCATCACCTAAAATATCTTGTATAGAATCTATCTGAGGAATTCCTATATCGTCGCGTCTATGTAAAAACATAAAATCAGAATGTGATCTTGCATATTCTACTAATGCTTTATGTTCAATATCAAAATGCTGATGTCTAGTTAATTTAGAATAGTAGTCTGTAGCAAATTTGTATATTTCATTCCAACTACTGTGGTGAATAGACGCATTTTCTGGATGTAAAACTCCGTAATTAAGTTGACATATTTGTTGCCAAGGCAAATTTAATATATTATAATTAGAAATAGTTTTTGATTTTTCTACGTAATCTGCTAGTCTAACGTTATCGAGATTTTTATAATATGTTAATCGCCCTTCGTTTGTGACTTGAAAAATAACTTTATCAATCTTTCCAATTTTTATTATATCCCATTGCTGTTTTAACGTTGTTTCAAGAATCCATATACTATGTAGTAGGCTACTACCGCATAAAGCAAAATTATAAAATGTATGTTCAGGAGTTATTTTAGCCAGCGCTTCTACCCAATTATACGGCTGCGCATTGATGCCAGCAGTCCAGCTGCACCCAAGACACAGAATATTCATTAAAGAAACTCCGTTAACATTTCGCACAGATCTGTGTTCAGCATTTTCCAATCCTCGTTTCGAAGATCATTTAATTTTTTATCTTTATCTAAAAACAATTTAAAGTCGCCTTCTTTTTCTAATTCTGTTCTTACTAAGTTATATGCATGAGGCGAAGCTAACGTTTCTATTTTTTTCATAATCTTTTCTTTAACTGGTTTAGGCAAATTAGCAGGTTGCATCCAATTTGGTCCGTCTACCATTTGCCATTCGCATGACACTTTATTCCATAGTGTAGGATGTGTGTGTATATAATTTTCTAATAGATAAAAATTGTTAATGTTGTATATTGAAATAATACCGTGAATTTTAGTATTTCTCGGAAATGTGTTCCCAAACCATTCAATTACATTAGTAACATTTTCCCATTTACTACCTTTGCGTAAGAATTCATTTAAAGGGCCGAACGCATCAACACTTAAATTAACCCAAACTACTTTGCATTGTTTTAACAACTCAACTAATTCCGGCTTTGGGATAATAGTTGTATTAGTAGCTAGTAATATTCTTAATTTAGGTAAATCGCATCTTTTTAATAAATCAATGAATTTGTCTTGTTCCATTAATGGCTCACCGCCGATTAATTTTAGAAAACGCAAACTCTTTAAATCATACTCGTCGAGAATTCTTTTGCTGTTAATAATACCTGATTGTATAGGAGGAAAAAATTCAGCACCTAATTTTTTAGCATCGCTGTACCAATTAGTGCTTAATTCCGGATTGCACATCCTACATCTATTATTACATACATTGCTTAATGCTAAGTCGACGTGCGTGAGAACTGGTTTGTCAGGTATTTCGAATCCTAGATCTTTTGCAAAATCTAATCGCATACTGTGCGAACCGTTACTCATTTCTTCTTGCTTATAGCACATATCACATCCCGGATGCGGAATATCTTTTATCATATGTTCTCGAAGTTCTTCCATGAATGGATGATTAAACACATCAGAATAATCTAGATGTAAATCTTTAGGAGTGTGTTCGTGCCTAAACTGACAACAAGGATAAACTTGATTATTTGGTCTAATTGCTATATGATGAAATGGCAACAGACAACGATGTTTATATTCCATATTATAGTTTTCCTAAATTATTTGTTAAAAGTTTGTTATCAATTTTCATTTTTCAATCCACACTATTTTTTTAGGAATACTAACTTCTTCGGTCATGCTATTTCTAAAAACATCTTTGTCAACATGATTAAATAAAACCGTTTTGTACTTTTCTTTGTCCATACTTTTAGGAGCACACAGCCCGCATCCACAAGTGTGTTTAGGACACACGATTGTAGGCATAGTACCGGCTTTTAAATTAGCTTCTAATTCAGCTAAAATTTTATCACCCTCCGATAGCTTTCCTATAGGTCCACGACTTTTTCCGAACTGTGCCTGACAAGTCTGGTGGTGATAAACCGTATCAGTTTGCTGTTCGATATGCATAAAAAACCAATTTACACTACAAAGCCATCCTTTAAATTCTCTGTAATCAACAAACTTACTTTTCCTATCATCGCCGTCTTTACTTAAACACATAGTTCTGCTACCGCAGCACGGTCTTCCGATTTTTAAACCTAATTCTTTTTTCTGTTCGGTCATGCTTCTTGAACCTTTTTAGTATTATTTTCCCAATAATCTTTAAACCACTGTAACTGATCTTCAGTATACTGATGTGCAAAATTACTACGACTATCGGGTTCTTCTCCGATAACTCTAGGAACATATGCAACATTATTGTCATCTAAAAAATTACATAACTCTTTACATTCGTCAAAGTACTGTGCATGAAACATCACATTGATAGATAAATTACAGTCGTTAGCCGGTCCATTTTTGCTAATTTGTAACATTCTATCCCTTACTTGTTGTTTAATAGTATTATCAGCTTCTGCATGGTAACTTATAGTTATATGATTAAAATTTTCCATAACTGCATCTGCCATTTTTTTACTCATTGCACCATTGCTAGTTAAGGTAAAAATGCAACGCCATTTATATGCGTACTCTAAACTATAACGTTCTTTTATGTATTTAGAGAATTCAATAAAATTAGGATTTACAGTCGGTTCCCCACCAGTAAAATTTATACTTGCCCACTTGTAATCTCTGTATGTCATATACAAGTCAATGTACTTTAATACAAAGTCACTATTCTTTTTAAGATCTTCTAAACTAGCATGTGGGCTAAAATTGTCATGCCTGTGACTAGGGCAATAGCTGCAATCGTAATTGCATCTTCTTCCTACATCCCATGTCACTTGAAAAATATTTCCGTCTAACAAGTCAACTGTATCAAACGTTGGTTCCATAAAATTCCTTAAACTTTGGTTCTACTGAAGTTAATTCTTCGCCGCGAATTGCATCTAATTTTTGTGTATAAGAAACAAATTCGTTCCAATGCTCGTTATAATAACTTTCGCTGTTCATATAAGATATAATGCCGTTAGAAATATCTTCTGCTTGTTTTATTACATGAATAGGATAATTATTTTCTTTTACCCATTGGACAAATTTTTTAAAATTTTCTGTTAGTTCTTTTTTATATGCAGCTGGCAACACTCTTATGTTAAGATGCTTAGGATGATGTGCTACATGGTGAGTTACTATCGGACGTCGGATAGTTGAATTAATTTTGTTAAATCCGCTTTCACTTAATTTCCATTTCATGAAATCTATTAAGTGATTAACATTGTACGCAGTAACAGTAAATGCTAGCCAAGCCATTATATTACCTGGCAATGCATCAACCTTACGCAAATTGTCTAAAGTCTTTTCCCATTTAGATGGACTGCGTTGATATTCTTGCATACTACCCATGCCGTCAACACTTGCACCGACTCTAACTTGTTTAAAATGAGTCCACAATTTTGTTACTCTGCTAGGCAAGGTGCTCATGTTTGTGTTGTATTCCACTACAATGTGTTTAGAAGCACCTGCTTCAACGCATCTTTCGAGAAAATCGTAATGACGTTCAATAAGCATCGGTTCGCCGCCGGCAAAATATACATGTTCAATGTTATGAATATTAGCTTCTAGCTGTTGCCAAAAAGGTTCATATTCTGGCCAATTAAACGCAGGGACATCGTTGTCAACAATTTCCATTACACCAGAAGTATCTTTAAATTTATTACTACCAGTTAATTTAATCCAATCGTCATACCATGCATTGCTATCAGTAGGACCGCACATACGACATTTTAAATTACAAAAATTTCCAAAACGTAAATCGTAATAAACTACAGGAAAATTTATAGAATTTATACTACCGTCGGCACCGGTTTGGTTTACGACTTTGTACATATCCATATTCCATTGCTGGTTTTCATAACTACGGCGACTAACTAAACCGTTTTCTTCTTCAGCTTTGCATCTTCCACATTCTTCACTCCATACACCATTTAGCATATTGAGGCGAATGACTTTCATTAGGTTAGCATTACGAGCTTCGTCTAGATTGTCGCGGCCGGCGTTATATGCACTACCATCATCTTTACGAATAACTCCTTGATTTTTAGTTACGTTAGCTTGACAGCATACACGTACATCGCCGTTGGCACGGATTGCTTGAAAATTCCAAGGTATTGGACAAAATGTTTCAGACATGATCGAATTGTGTAATAGTTTCATCTAATTTACTTTCGGCCCAGCTTCGTTCTAAACACCAAAAACAAGCGCCGCACAACGGAATGAACATTCCAGGTTTATAATCATCTAACCCGTTAGGCAATATTTCTTTTGCTTTACCGTCGTTTATATCCCCTTCGCAACTTCTAGTAGTGTTATATAAATCTTCTGCGTTATGAATAAAATATTGTGCGACGATCCAATCTTTTTTTACAAATCTAAAAGGATGGCAAAAGAACGTACCCTTTCTAATAAACATAACATCGTCAAGCGAACCATCTTCGGCATCTTTGTCTCGTTTTAACAATCGTGTATCAAATCCGTCGGTTCCGGGATTTTTACTAGTAGCATTAAACACAGCATTTAATTTTTGTGTATAAGCAATATAAGAATTAAAACTAGATCCCTCAATCTGATCACCACTTCTTCCATCAAGGATAGGACCTCCCGTCGCTCCCCATTCTAATTCTGGAGGAATATAATTGATATGCCTATTAACAATTAATCCCGGATACATTTCGTTTAACTTATTAAACACGTTCATAGAAATGTGTCCTTGCCAAGGTCTTGTATTCCAACACCTAGTAAATGTAATAATATGTATTTTACAGTCATAATTATGTTCTGTAATAATTTTACACAACAAAAATGCTAAACACCCACTATCAGCACCACCTGACAAATTAATCCCAATGTTTTTCCATAAAGGGCTAAATGGTATATCTAATCCGTTAATTCTATGAAGGCGTATTAAGCCTGCTTTGTTTGGATAAACTGCATTAAACTGGTTATATAAACTATTAGAAATATTAAACATTTTTTTTCACCCTTACAATTTTGCCGTCGACCATTTTATAATTAGTCATGTAATCATTAAATTGCTGGCCCCAAATCTCGTCTGTCTTTCTAACATATACTTGGAAGTCTTCCCAATACGACGAATCTATTGCATTGTTTAATGTATAAATTTCAATCTCTTTTAGGGCATTAAGAGCCATGTGTATGTCGTTAAATCTATTCCATTTAGATTTCCAAGCTCTTAACTCTTTGTATTTTTCAAAATCAGCATATCGTTTCTCTTGTTCATCTAATATCATTTGCCTAGTTTCTTCAATGTCTGCTAGTACATCTTCTCTGAATTTAATATTCATTATAGACGGATTAATATACATCGGGCTATAGCACATTGCAGAATTAATAGTGTCAACATCTAATTCTAGAAAACTTTGGAATACGTTTTTAATATCCATTATTTGATATGCGCTAGTAGTACAAACAATAGACAATACTGCTCGCTTGTTCACTGCTCTAAATTTACTGATATTATCTTTTAATGTTTCCCAATTACCTGTCCTAAAATAAGGATATATGTTGGTTCCTGCATCTAAACTCATATGAATAATTGTAAACTTAAAAGGTATTAACAACTTAGACAACTCTACAGGATCAAACTTTGCATTAAAATTTGTATGAAATCCAATGGAAATATTTTCAGCATTTGGATGCTCTGCTAATTTTTTCAAGCAAGGAAAAAATTGCTTCTGATACAAAACTTCCCCGCCTGCAAATTCAACTTTTTCTAACTCGGGAAAATTATCAATTAAATCTTGTACAATTGATTCTGCTTCTGCAATAGATAATCCTAATTCGCCCTCGTCGTTCTCATGTTGACGGTGTTCCATTTTTAATAATTGCAATAGGTTATGTTTTTCTACTTCTGCATCAGGTTGATAATGTTTAAGTTTAGAAACCCACCCGCTTGAATACACAACACTACAATGCTTACAAGCCATGTTACAACTGTTACTAAATCTTAACTCAACATGTCTTAATCCTTTTAAGTCAACTGCTCCAGTTGCAGGATCGTAATAGTTAGTGACTGGGACATAATCCTGACGCATAGAATGGCTTCCAATCATCTCAGGATCTCTGCATAAGTGGCAACCTCTGCTCCACTTACCGTTCATCATTTCTAGTCTGTGTTTCTTAAATCGTTCAGAGTTAAAAATTTCACTCGGCTTAAGAGTTTGTTCGAACGGAACAAACTGCTCAGGTTGTTGAGGGCAACTTGTTGAAAAACCGTTTTTATAATTTATTCCACCTAAGGTGAAATAACATTCGATAGCTTTTTTAGATTCCATTAAAAATATCCTTCATTTCCGGAAACGTATCATAAAAATTTGTTCCCCTAACTTTATCAAGATTTTCAAGATACTGTTTAGTTTCAGGTAAACGATTTGACCAATCTTCGCTCTCCATAAATTTTAACATACCTTCTAGACGACTGATACCGTAATCAGCATTGCGCCATGTATCATATGATACTAAACCTTTGTGCCACGACGGTACACCCTTTTCCCAATTAGCTTCCCACCACGAGTAAAATTCTTCGTATTTTTTACGACATAACTCTTTAAATTCTTTTGGTAAAACTTTAACATTTAAATGCGGTGGGTGATATACAAAATGATAATTAATACCGCCTGCGCCAAAAGGCCACATATTAATTTTTGTAAATCCTTCTTCTAACTTCCATTTTAAGAAATCTGGAATATAAAATATGTTTAATGCTTGTACTGCACACGCCACAGTGATTTCAACATTATTACCTGTTTGTTTATCAAGGATATGAAATACTTCTTTTGTACGTTCCCACTTACTCGGATATCGAATGTATGCATTCATTTCATCAATGCTGTCAACACTGTAATGAAATCTTACTAACTTAAAATGTTTCCATAATTCGAACAAATCATCACGCCATTCGACACCATTACTATTATAACGCAATTCGAGATTTTTTGCATGTCCCTGACGAATACATTCTTCGAGTATTTCGTAGTGTTCTTCGATGATTAGACTTTCTCCGCCTGCAAAATACAACTGTTGCATATTAGGAATCTGTTCATAAAACTGTTGCCAAAATACAGGATTAACCTTATGCCAATTGTAACTACTGCCGTTAGTACTACCCTTATTGCTCCATTGCATTGTTTGTTTTAACACTGGATTGTCAATAGTCGGATATAGCTGCTGCCATTCTTTAATCCATCCTGAACTATCGTGTGGGCTGCACATTACACACGCTAATTGGCATTTTGTTCCGAAACGTAAATCAATATAGCTTAATTGTGGAGGGATTGACCCATCATCATTTGTGTCATTAACTAATTGTTCAACATCAACACGCTTACTCCAATATGCTGTTTCCCACATACGTTTACTGTTGTGTCCAGCACGCTCTTCTTTGTAGCACTTGACACAACTAGGCGGTTCTTCTCCGTTTAACATTTGTTTGCGAACATTTCGCATATAAGTGCTATTCCAACTAGATAAAAAATCGCTCACATTAAGATTGCTCGGTTTACCTTCATCGTCTTTTAATACGCCGACCATTCCACCATGTTCTTTATCGTTTGTGGGTCCAACACTACTTGCATTAGCAGTGCAACATACACGCATACTGCCATCTGGTCTTGTACTTAAATGAACCCATGGTAAAATACAAAATGTTTTCGAAGGTGATTTATTTGTTGACATAATTAATTTCATTTTGATGTGCTTTATCATAAGCACAGTTTTGTATACATTTAGGAATATGATTTTCGTTGAATGGATCCCAACTTTCTTTTAAAAGAGTAATAAACCACGGATGGTTCATAATTTCTTCAATCGAATGATGTTTTAAACTATTCCAGTGTTCGTCGTATTTTGAAAATCTGGCTTTAAAAAGTTCAGGAGCTCTTATAGAATTACTCCATAAAAAACAACAAGGCCATAATGTTTGATTACTAGCAACAAACATTTCACCTTCATGATAAAATTTGCACTTTATAGATTTAACAATCTTTTCTGTTTTTTCAGTATCGAGAATTTTTTTATCGAAATTAATGAAATTATTCAATTCCATTATTAAATCTTTTTTACTATGTTCTTTATCACCTGTAGTAGTAATTACCTTTTTTTCAATATAAACTTCTCTAGTCTGGCTAGATCTTTTTCTTATTTGTGAAACCCAGTTAGTCATGCTGTTTCCAGCACCGGTTCTAGTAGCAAATTTAAATCCTAAACTTTCTGCATGAGCTCTAGCTTGTTCAACTTCTCCCTCATTGTGATCAAATATAATATAAATCCAAGATGCGCCGGCTTTTCCTTGGCCGCCTTCTGCATAAGCAGCCATGCTTCTTTTAATAATATTAAAATTTGTGTTAACTCTATAAATGTAATTTGTTGCTTCGTAACCGTCGACACAAAACCAAACTTGCAATCTGTTAGTATCGGCACTTAATTTTCCAAGTTTTCTCCACCAAGATTCAGTTTCTAGACTTGCATTACTATTAATTAGTGCATAGCCTCCCATACTAATCAAGTATTCACAGATTGCATAACAATCTTTATTTGCTACGGGATCACCTAATGCTCCGCAAAGCAAAAATTGTTTATCTTTAATATGCCTTTCATCTGGAAAGATTCTTTTCACATCATCGATTGATAGAGAAAGCAGATCATATCCTCCTTCGTGGCGTGTTCTTAAACATCCAGGACATGCTGCATTACAAAAGCTAGTTATTTCAAGTTCGAAGGTTTTTAAATCTTCAATATTCATTTGAATTGTTCCTTAAACGCATCATATTTAGTTCCGCAAGTTTTTGCACATACAGAAAGTTTTCCTTCTGCACAGCTTGATTTATTCCAGCTATCCGGAATAAGATTGCTAAAAAATAAGCCGTCGACTATTTCTTGCAACGGAGTTACTTTAGCATTTAATTTATCGATGCCTACTTGATCAATATAGCTCCAAATTTGGCTACTCCTAGGTTTCCAGTACCATACATACATTTGATTAGCTGTCCAACAACACGGTTGCACAACGCCTTCAGCAGAAATATATAAACTTTTTTCTTCTGCAACTTTACATTTAATTTCAGCAGTATCCCAAACTTTCTCCATTGGAGACTTTTCGCTTTCATTAATATGAAAAGTTTGGGCTCCTAGTATCGAAGAAAGATCTGAAACTTTGCTCGGTAACATTTTAACTGTAGTCGAACTAGCAATTTTGCTCATCTCTTGCAGTGCATTATTCCTATATTTTGGATTTGTCGGTGCTTGCAACAATGTTGTTTCTATACCTTTTCTGTTCGAGGCTTGGTGCATTTCTTTTGTAGTGCCGCTTGCATTACTAAAAAATCGAGCAGATTTCTTGTACTGAAATTTTTCAAAATTCATTTTTTTACTTAGCTGCTCGGCTTCATCTACTTGATGTTCGTTATGTGCAAAGACAATATAATCCCATCTTGCTCTACCACCGGCTTCTATAAATGCTTGTGCATTTTCTATAATTTTAGAAAATATTGTATTTTGCCTATACAAGTGGTTGGTATCTTCTAACCCATCAATACCAAAAATAACATATCCTTTTTTTCCAATTACCGAAGCTAATTTTTTCCACCACTCAGGTGTTTTGGCACTTCCGTTAGTATGTAAACTAAGTGTCATTTGTTGATTATGTTGCCTAAAATATTGAAATATTTCTAATGTGTCTTTTGCAGCAATAGGATCACCGAAATTACCACACATATACAACCTATCTAGTTGTTTTATAAAATCAATAGGAAAAATATTTTTAACATCATTGACTGATAATTCGGTATTCGGTAATTGAGGATTATCTTCTCCACCGTTAATATTTCTAGCACACATTGGACATGCGGCATTACATTTATCTGTAACTTCTAAATGAATTACTCTGATGTCTTTATATTGATATAACATTATTCTAGCACCAATTTAATTTTAGCAGCAGGCCCTACTTTACTAGGAAAATCACCGTGCTGTTTAACATAATCTAAAATAACAGCTTTATACCAATTTTGACTATTATGGTATGCTTGAACATTATACTTATAAATGTTATTGTTAGTAGCTTCCATTACACTTAATGCTCTTGCTGCTTCTTTTTGTAATGTGCGTAAATCTAATTCATCTAAATTCATGGTCTTCCTATAAGCATTACACGCTTATATCCTTTTAATTGAAGTTCGCCTTCAAATAAAACTTCCTTCATAGGAAATTTCTTTTTCATATGATCTGCACTGTATACACAATTTATATGTCCATCGCCTTCAAACATATTGTTACTTTGGACAGCTACTATTGGATTCGACTCTATCTCTTTAAATCGAATCTGGTGGAACCATTCTTCAGACATGTGTTCTGCACTGGTGTTAATAATAAGATCTGGTAAAAACTTTTCAACGTAACTTGTGCCTTCTTTAAAATTTTCAACAGGCCACTCGTATCCATTTTTATGCAAAGTTAGATTGTTTATATCTGCATTCACGCTCTTTACTTTATAATTTTCTAAACTGCTAAGATTAAAAGAATAATCACTTAGTTCGCAAGCTACTCGGTCTAATTCAATAATTCTCATTTTAGAATATGTTAATTTTTTATCGTAAATTGATTTAATTTGACCGAACCATCCTGCCATTACTAGAACATTATCGTACTTAGTTCTAATTTTACTTAATTCTTCGATTAACCAAATTTTGCTACGAATTTGACTACGGCTCATTGCATCTTTAATAACAGAATAGTCTTCATGTGTTTTTCGATAATCATTAATACTTCTAAAAATTTTATCTTCTTTGTTTTTTTCTGCTACTGTTTTTAGATAATAATTTAATAATGCTGACGGAATATCATCGCTATCTAAAATTTTGATTATTTCTCTAGTTAGATCAACATCTTCGACACTGCTAATAAATTTTAAATATTCTTCTAATCCAAACAATACCTCACGAATACTCGAATTTTCACTCATGTTATTTCCTTAAATTTATTTTTTAGCCATTCGAAATCATTTATCTTTTTTAGTGCGTCGATGTTTCCAATGTTAGATTGTCCATATTCCTTGCCTGCAATAGCACCCTTAATAGCATATTCACCGTATAGTTTGTCAGTACCAATTGTACACCAAGCATGTAATCTTTCGTCTGTTTCATCAGATTTTTGACGATCAATAACTTTACTAGATAATTTACAGCATTCTCTAAAAGCACTTTTCCATGTATTAAAAGGATCTGTGTTAAAACTGTTAATGTTACTAATTTCCTGAACAGCTTTAAACTTTGTACTAATACTAGTAGTCATATCAGGTTTAGACACATCCATATTGATTGTTTTTAATTTTGGAAAAAGTTTTACGCCACCGTTTCCATATTCAAGATCGTTAACTGCATTTCGACTTCGCCAAACAAACACATAATCTAAATCATGTGGTTTATAATCGAAATTAAATTCATCTAAAACAATTGCATCACCGTCGACTATCCAAATCATATCCGTAAAACATTTTTTTGCTGCTGTAATATGTGCCTGATGGATTCCCTTAACACCATGCACACGTTTAGCAAAAGGAAAACGACTTTTAAGACGAATCCAGTTTTCTTCTGCGTTAGGTTCCTGATAACTAATGAATACTATATCGTACATTATTTTTTAACAATAAAATTATTAGGCATTCTCGGCGGGCTTCGATAAACTTCTTTAAAAAACTTACTTTGTTCAGTATCTAGATAACGTCCAACGGGTAATCCTAAATGTTTATTCATATACTGAGCTAACTCGATACATTCTCTTTCAACGTCACCTAAAGACATCTTATGCACCTTAGTGTTCCATAGGTCGTTTAGCCATGTAAAATCACGAACTAACAAATAATCCCAATCAGTACAGTTAGTCATAAAACAACCTAGTCTTGCACCGTACATTGCATACATACCATTTACTACATCTGCACCAACATTCATCCATGTTAGCAGCCTATGATAGTTTTTCCAATGTACTTGTTTTGTAAACGTAGCAGGATCTGCCTTGCTGCCTTCAAGTAATCCCATCTTGACACCTTCGCGGAATCCTGCTCGCCATGCCTGTTGAGCAGTAGCATTGTTATGCACATAACTCATACAAAAATCCATCTGGATATAGTTAATGTCCCAACAAAAATCTACTTGAGTTTTAGCATTGTCAGCTTCAGCAGCCTCATGAGTTTTCATTTCTAGAACTAGTTGCTTAGGCCAAGACTTGATTCCACCGTTACCGTAGATTAGATTATTGATAACATTCTGAGCGCCCCAACTAATAACACTCTTAGAGAGATCTACTTCGTCGATAAAGTCAATTTCTTGACTAATAAATTCAGGACGAATTTTATTGTCACCGTCGATTACCACTAATCGTTCTGTTTCTGATAATCTAGCACACGCTTTATGAGCAGCGTCACTTCCTTCTACACCATGAACACGTTTTGCCCACGGAATCTTTGTTAATAAATCTGCATAATTTTCTTCAGCATTGGGTTCATCGTAACTTAGGTATATTACATCACAATCCGTGACTTTAAATTTCTGGCTCATGCTATCTCCTTTATGCCGTAGCTGTTAAATTTTCTTATTGTAGCTAAACTTATAATTTGTAAATTATGTTCTATGGGAAGTTGAAAATCAATTTCAACCGGTTGTACTTTTAATAAAGACGTATCAACTGAAAAGTGTCTATATAAAAAGTACGGATCGTCGGGTTTACATACAAAAAATATTAAATTAGGAATAATATCGAGCTTTTCTTTAACATCTTCCCTAACTTGTATAACCCATTTAGAATTATGCTCTATTGTTATTTCATTATTATAAGCAATAGTCCTGCCAATTATATGTAAAGACAACGACGTATCAATTAATTTAATTTCTTCTTCGGGCTCATCAATGCCTTTACTTATATTATAAAAATATTCTATATTATAATTAGTTAATTGCTTCTTTAATAGATAAAAATCTTCGACTAAACTGTTATCAATTTCAAAATTTTTGTATTCAGTTGAGGGTACATTGCCTAACCCGTACAATTTTCCATTGATATCATAATATACGAAAGATGTAGAATATATAACAGGTGCTGACATTATTTTCTCATTAACTTTTTTAGCATATGCTCTTGCAAAAACTCATCTTCAACATAATGGAATAACCCTTGTTGCATCATTCCGCCAACCTTTAACTGACATTCGTTATTAAAACTCGAATAAATTGTACTAGACCAAAGAGATGGTATATTTTTCCATCCCTGAATCGCTGGTTTCATATGCGTAAATGTTGGTACGCAATGGTTGATGGAAATATCAGCTGTATTATCCATATAAATGTATGCCAATGCTGCACTAACATCGATACTTAAAAACTTTTGCGGACTAACATCTAAATGTTTCTTATAAATTTCTGTCCAATTTTTTACAATTACTTCCAACCATTTAAAAAACTCATATGCTACTGCATCTTTTTTAAAATAAAAGCAACCAGTATAAATGTTAGGTAAATTATTTCCTGTAAAGACTTTTCGATAGTAATCATCTGTAATAATTTTACCATTATAATCTACCACATTAGTAGTAAATGATAAACTTTTACCTTTAAATGAATGCCACCAATGATCATTAGAATTCAATAAGAGCATATCTGTATCATACACTAAATTTTCTTTAAATGGCGAAGCATGAATAATCTTCCAACGATTCTCTATTTTCCAAGAAGAGTCTTTAGCAGAGTCAGTCCACGGTATATTAACAACATAATCAAATGCATGTTCGTATTCTTTAGGAATTACATCATTTGTAACAATGCAAGTTTCATTAATAGTATTAAATTTTTTAATACTTAATGCCAACGCACATGCCTGCCGAACATAATCAACATTTCCGTTTTGTGCTAAAAATATATGCCCTTTACTCATTAACTAATTCCATCAAACTATATTTGTTCATTACATGAATGTCTGTATTATTAGTTTTTACAGAAATGTAACCGCCAGTCGAGTTTGCATTTTCTAAAAGAAAATGCATCGAACCGTTGTTCGATTCGATTAACAAGTCTCTATCAGTTGTAAAAAACAACTTACCAGGAATATGGCTGGCAAAAACCCCGCTGCTAAATCCGTTCATCATGTGAATAGCAATGCTAAAAGCTAAATCGTTTCTAAAATTAGTGCTACGAATCTGGTATAGTGTTGTATAATAATTCCAGTTTTTTCTAATTTCTTTAATTAATGTAAAAAATAATTCGTTTAGTGAAGTTTTTCTGAAAAAGAAAACAGTTGCCCAATAAAAAGGAATTGAATGTTCGCTTACTTTAAGAAATTCACTATTATCTCGCCAGGGAGCTAAATCTACACTTCGTTGGAAAATTAAAAAATCACTGGGTTGGTTCCAGCAATAGTCTAATATGTTAGAGTTAATTATATAATCAACATCGATCACCAATGTTTCAGTGTACGGAGTTAATTCATAGACGTCGGCACGAGAAACATTATTCCAAGTTAGATGTTTTCCTGCTAGTGAACCGTTATAAAAATATTTTGTATATGGGGACGAAGTATTTACAACAATAACATTATCAAATTTATTAGCTAACGAAGAGTCAGTGCTGTTAGTAATTAGCGTGACGGGGACGTTTAAAAATAATTTTATTCGATCAGCAGCATATGTTGCTATCTTAATATAGTCAACTTCTTCGTTATTGTGTGCAAACAGCACTACTCCTTTAGTCATAATCTCATTAAACTTTCAACAGATTTACTTTTTCTTAGTTGAGAGTACTTAGTATAATATCCGTTTACTGCAAACGTATATTTTGACAAGGCAAGCTCTAAAAATTGAGATAAGTTTTCTATATCAATTGGAATATCATTATTGTCAACTAGTACTGATGTCTCAGAATTAGTTAAATCAACTAGTGTTTTTACAAAATTAATCAGTTCTCGAGTAGCAGTAAATGTACCGCCATTATGATAAAAGATTAATGCTTGACAATATTCTTCCTTGAGAATATATTTTTGGGCTGCAAGAGATGCCATATAATTGGCAATTTCAAATGCTTTTTCTAATTTTGTATCCACAAAAACTCCTAAGATAATAGTATTATATACTATTTTATCTTAGGAGGTCAAACTTTTAAGTGAATGTGGTTAGGTTATATTTACTGAAGTAGCAGCAGTCGGTGCTGGAACATCCACATTCGAACCAGACGGCCTAGTACAAGTAATTGTGCTAGTTAGTGTACCTGTAACTGATTCGTCAACTAGCGGACCAAACGGTGCCGGAGGACTTGGAACTGGGCGATCACCTGTGTCAGCATCGTTAAATATTACTGAAAATTCTATTGTGTTAGCTGTCGGTCTTCTTACACCAACTGTGTAGCGGTTTTCTGCATATACAGATACGCTAGATGCTTGTGTAAATACTGTCGTTTGGCTTACTGCGCCTACTGTTAATGTACTAAATCCAGTAGTGCCAGATACCGAGCCTGGAGAATTAATTGATCCTGTTACTGAGCAAGACGAGTTTTTAAAACTAAAAGTTCCAAACCCAGATAGCATGTTAGTCCAATCAGTATCTTTAGTAGTAGCTGCGGTTCCAGTTCTTGATGCTGTAATATTTATTTGGCCGCCTGCGTTGAAAAAACAACGTGCATGATCAGCAGCAGGAACTGTTAACGATCCGCTAGTATATCCTGCAAAAGTAACTGTAAAAGTGTGCGTTCTAGTAGGAGTTGCTCCCGTTCCCCATGCAGTAACTCTAGTTGAACTTGTTAATGCTATACCCGAAGTGGACTGACCCGTTGCTGCTATAACATCTTTATTTGATTGTATGCCGGATGAAAACTGATTATACTGATCACGAATGTCTTCACTAATAGTTGTTGAGCCCGTAACTATTTGCAATGTTTGCCACGGACTACCTCTATTAGCTGAAATGCTAGCTAGCCCGTCAACTACCGCAGCATTAGTTTGGTGTACACGAGCTTTAGAAAGATCATTTCTTAAGGTTGTCCATTGAGCCACTGTAATAACTGCACCGGGTACAACTTGTGTGCTAGTTATCGGTTGGCCATACCCTGTCGTTGTTGAGCCAAGTCCCATTACGGAAGCAACGGTAGCCTGAATATTATTATAGTCCGTTGCTGTTGCTCTTGTTCCTCTTCCTGCCATTTTAGTAATTCCTTAAAGTATAATTGCTTCAACCAGTTTAACACCTTCGTCGTCGCTGTTTTCTAGTGCGATAGCAAAGGTATCGGGAAATGTATCAGCACGGGCTATTGCATTTCTTAATAATACATGTGCAGGGCCTGCACACCCGTTACCGGCAGCTATCAATTTATCGCCTTTTCTTACTGCGCCTACAACTTTAACCGGAACTCGGCCTTTAAGGGCAATGTAAGTACCTCCCTCTAATCCTTCATTCATTTTAAATGCTGGATTTGCAGATACTGCGCCAAACGCTCTGTCACCTAACTGACAAGCTGTAACTTCTGCTGCGCCGCCTACAGTAACCACTGTTCCTGTTTCATAATCATCATCTGCTAGATATTTTTCTGCTAAGTCAGCAAAATAAGCTGCTGTAGCTGTTCCTCTAAATACTGTAGCACATAAGTCGCCGTCGCCGGTCCTAACTGCAATTGTATTTGGGGTTCCACTGTCGGGTGTATCAACCGATGCAGCTCTATAAACTCCTACTGCCACTTGTAGTGTATTAGCTTGGGTAGCGGTTGTAGCTGTTGTAGCAGATGTTGCATTTCCTAAAAACGATGTTGCGTTAATTGCGCCGGTATTTGTTCTAACTACTACAGTATCAGCAGTAGAAAGAGTACTAGCATCAGCATATTCTGAACCAACTTTTAACTGATCTGCTTTAGCTGATGTTCCGCTAAATGTACTACCATAAATTGCTCTAAAAGGAGTTCCAGAAGATCCTAAATCAGTAGTAGACGCTACTCCCGGTAAAACGTGTGCTCCAGATAACACTAATGGTGTGTTAGCAATTGTTTTGAACTTAATTGTTGTGTTAATCGTTGATTGGATAACTGGAGTTATGCCGTCGGCATCAATGCTAACTGATAAATCATCACTATCGCCTACAGTATATCCACCGTCACTGAATCTAACAATTGTATCGAAATTTACGCCGCCAACTTCTTTTAAGATAAAAGAATCAACATCAAGACCATTAAGTTTTTTTGCATTACTTACGGTTCCCCAAAAAATTCGTCCTGACGGTTCGTCGGTAATGCCATCACTGTTGTCAGTGTTTACTAATGTAATACCCTGCTTAATTAATCCAAAATTTGGTAATAGTACTGCGCTAGCTGTGCTTAAAGTAAATTCGTCTTTAGAAACAACAAACATTACTTCACCGTCGACAATACCTTGTACCAATCCATGAGTTGCGCCTGTAGCATTATCAGTTACGCTGATAGACTTCATCTGCGTTGTACCTAACCCGGCTACACCTTGCGGGCCAATTAAAATATAAGAGCTGCCATCGTAAACATAAACTTGCTTGTTAACCGAGTCATACCATAGATCGCCTTGTGCTAGGCCCGCAGGAGCTGATGTCGCAGATTCTGCTCCGCCAGTAGTTTTCCAACGAGCAGTTGCGCCGTCATAAAACTTTAATTTTTTAGTACCTGTATCATACCAAATTTGTCCTGCTATTGGGCGAGGTGGTGCGCTAGTACCTGCAAAATTTTCTAGCAAAAACACAAAGTTTTCGTTTTGTACTTCACCGTAACCGGCGTAGTTTTTACCAATCAGTTTAATGTCAAGGGTACTGTCAATTGTACCGTCTTCGACTACTGTTACTGTTGTTCCGTTGAATTTATCTATGGTATAAGGCATTCTCTATTTCCTAAACTAGTGTATTTATGTCTATTTTTTTATTAAGCGATGTTAACCCAAGTGCCGGGCGATATATATGCTTGAACATTGTTAGTATCACTGTTATAAATTAGCTCTCCGTAATTTAAGAAAGTTAGTGTTCTTGCAGCTAATTCTGCGGCTGTATAGCTAGGTAATCTAAAACTAGAACCGTTTATGTTGCTTGTGCTTGTGTTACTTACAACAACATCGCCAAACAGTAGCGTAGTTGAACGTAGACCCGAAGCTGCTCCCGGAGTTACTTGTACAGCATATTGCTCTTGAGTTCCTGTATTATCATACGCACTTACACGCAATCCTGAATTACCAGAAACTACATAAATTGCATTAGATTGAGATTCTAATGTAAGGGTGCTTGTTCCTGTAACAGTTAACGAATCATTAGAAATATTTCCCAACACATTGCCAGTAAACAAAGATGTCGCAGTTGTGGTATCTAAAATCAATGAACTATCATATGTAGAGAATAAACTGCCAGTTAAATCTCCAGTAATTCCGCCGCTAACATCTAAAAACGTTAACGTGCCTACAGAAGTAATATTACTCTGAGATGCTGTTAATACTGAACCTGTTAAGTTACCAGTAACGTTACCTAAAACATTACCAGTAACGTTACCTAAAACATTACCAGTAACGTTACCTGTTACATTACCAACAATATCTGCAGAAATAGATGCAGGCAAACTTGCAACTTCAGTGTATTTCCAACCTTGTGTGTAATTTAAATAAATTAATCCAAAGCCAGCATCAGCATCATTAATTATTAAGTCATCATCGAAACTTAAAATATTAATTAGTGATAAGTCAACTACTAAGTCGTTGACCGGAGTTGTTCCACCTAACGCAGTTCCTAAAATTTTAATAGTATCACCGTTTTTATAACCAGTTCCGTGTTGTGTTACTGTTATAGAAGTATTAGTGCTAGTGTATGTTGTACCAGTTACTGTAGTAGTTACATTAACAACAAGTCCTACTCCCGAACCTATAACTGCAGAAGTGGCACACCCTGTATAAGTTCCGATTGCTCCGGATGTTCCGCCTAGTGTTGCTAAATTAGGAGTTCTGTATCTAGCAACAGTTAAATTATCAGAATCGAATGTACTAGAAAAATCTAAAAATCTAATCGTATCGCCTTCTACAGGATCGTCTGGAAGAACTACTCGAACTGGGCCACTTGATGTATCAACCAATAATCTGTCGTTAGCTACTGCAACATATTCTGCTGCAAAAATTTCTTGCCAAGGATAAGAAATTAAACTATCAACGTAACCTTTAGTTGCAACATAATGCGAGGGGTCTCCTGGATCAGGAGACAATGCATTTGTAATTTTACTTGACGCTACTGAGACAACACCTGCACCGGCAGGACTAAGAGTAATATTACCTGCTGAAGAACTAATTGTACCGCCATTAATATTAATATTATCAACTTGTAATTCAGTTAATGTGCCAACACTTGTTAAACTCGACGAGACAACACTGGTACCTAAACTTGTTGAATCTAAAATTTTAGTTCCGTTAATTCGATATTCTTTAAGGAATGGTATATTAAAATGTTCACTACTATTCCATGCGTCGGTAGAATTATTCCAAGTTAACGAGTGATCTGTGTCGCCTTTTAGTACAATACCACCACCGTCGGCAATTGTGTCACTCGGGCTTGCAGTCTTAGATAACTCAATTAATTTATCATCAACTTCTAATGTTGTTGAATTAATAATTGTTGATGTGCCGTTAACTGTTAAGTCGCCTTCGATAATTACACTGCCAGGCGATAGAACAGTTCCAATGTGTAGCATTACATCCGGCGCATTATTAAAAATACCAACACGGTTAGATGCAGACTTAATAGTAACTGCATCATAGTGTAAGCTAGATTGACGTGTGGTAAGTTTAATGTCTTGGCCGTTTTGATCGCTTCTAATCTGAAAAGTTCCGGCTGATACGTTAACAGATGTTTCGCCCCCAGGACCTAATGTTAACGGTATTGCATTGAGAATTGTTTGCGTTCCAGTAGCAGTATTATCTTCATCTGTTAGCATAAAGCTAGAAGAAGGTTTAACATTTCCTAAGCTATCAATTAATGCATTAGCAGTAGAAGCAGTAACATTGAATTGCAATCCGTCAAGTGTTCCTGCGGTAAACCCAGGTTTAATAGTTCCACTAAATCCAGGAATTAATGCAGCAGGAGTGAATTCTGTATACTTGCTAAAAATACCAATAAGCGTTTGTGCAACCCATAATTTAACAATAGTTTTTTGATTGCCATCTATATCGGAGATTGTTTCTACAGTAAACCCACTTATACCCTGACTATTTTTATAGATAGGGCCGGCTAATTGCCTATCAGTTCCGTCATAGAAATACAATTGGTTTTCGTCACTGTCGATCCAAAAGTCTCCTTGAATCGGATTTAAAGGCGCCGAACCTGATACAATTGGACCACTGCCAATTCTAAACCCATTACCGTCGTATACTTTTAATCGATTTTCACTTGTGTCGAACCATAACTGTCCGGTTATGGGATTATTAGGTTCAGTAGTCGAAGCAAAATTTTCTAATATCTTTATAAAATTTTCATTTAGAAATTCGCCATACCCTGTAACATTTTTACCAATTAATGCAATATCAGTTGCAGTTGTATCTATTGCACTATCAATGACTTCTGTTAATAGGCTACCATCGGTTTTATTAATCTTATAAGTCATTATATAATCCTACCAGTAAAGATAATGTAGTTAATAGTTTGATAAGGATTCATTATATCAATCGGTTGTCCTAAACTACCTGTTGTTTTAATACCGCCGCTATTTTGTAAAAGATGTCCGGCAGATGAAGTAAAGTGAACACTGCTTGCAATTACTTCAGGATCAGGCGGAGTGCCTGTAGCATTGCGCAATGCGTAATATTGATTATTTGCAGAATCTTTTAAATCGTGCAAGTGTTCTGGAAGGTTTGAAACACCTAGTGTAGTCTGCCTAGATCCGCTTACGTTGCCTATTGCTGTTGCACTCGGAACTCTGTTAGCTGTTCCGCCACCGCCGTCAATTGTGCCTACAGATTCTAATACTAAACCGCTAGCAGCAGGGTATGTTGTAGGCTGAGGAGGCATACTAACTGTAATTGTTGTGTATCCTGAACTAGGAGTATTATTTGTAACTGCTGTAATTGTTACAGGTCCAGCGCTAGTGTCTAATCCGTGCCCTGTTAAGACTTTGCCAGTCTGGAAAGGACCGTTTGTTGTTAAACTATTTTGTATTACAAAAGTTGCAGAAATTGAACTTAATGCAGCAATAGATAGGCGTGTTCCGCTCGTTGCAGTTATTTGAACACTGACACTATTGCCGTTGTCCATATCATCCCTACCGAGAGCGAATCTTCCTCGAAGATCTGGTATTGCAAATGTTGCATATCCTGTTAGCAATCCAGCAGCTCTATATTTGTACCCTAGCACTGAAAATAGTTCAGGGTATGCTGATTGACTCTGTTCGCTTCCGTCGCATAGTAAATATCCTACAGGAGGTGTATCGCCTGCAAATGGAAAAATGCTACCAGTTGGAACTGTGCCTGCTGTAGAAAATAGTGTTGCTTTACTAATTTTTCTTAAAGCCGGTGTTGCTGTTGCGCGATATACTAGAAAATAATCACTGTCTGATGTGCTAGAAATTTCAGTTTTAGAAGAAATAACATCATCATTAAGAACAGTATAAAAACTTCCGCCGGGTTTAACAGTTATAGTACCAGATGCTGCTGTTGTGGTTAAAGTTGATCCTGAATTTTGATATGTAAATGTTGTTAATCCAGTAACAGTAATTACTTGACCGCCGAGTGTAGTATTAAAAGTTGAATTAGAACATGTTAGTTCAACGATATATCCAGTAACATAACCATGAGCCACGGAAGTAGTAACTGTTGCAATACCTAACGCACTTCTTGCTACAAAAGTTATACTCCTAGGCGGAACTGGTTCCGCACCGTTAAATGGAATTACATTACTAGAAATATCGCCTGTCATTGAAAACGCAGAAGTTGTTGCTAAACTACTTGCAGTTCCTGATACACTACCAGAGAATGAGCCAACAAAACTACCTGTAAATGTTTGCCCAACAAAATCTTTTGCGTATACAGCTCTAAATCTAGTACCAGATGTTCCGATGTCGTGTTTCTCGTTTGCCCTTGCTACAACTGCTTGACCTGCACTTGCTCCGCCAACAGTAATTTGACCTAATACACTTGTATTGTTCCCAATATACAATGATCCACTGATGCCAACTCCGCCAGCAACTTTAAGAGCACCAGTTGTTGTGCTAGTGCTAGCTGTTGTGTCTGTTGTTACAATTGAACCATTGGTTAAAATATCCCCGTTTACATCTAACGCAGTAGTCGGATTCTTATTAATTCCAACTAAACCTTGATCAGCGCCAGGGCCTGCTGCTACTGTAATAACATCATTTGTAATGCCACCGGAGGTTGTTGTACGTAAAATTATCGGCGAACCTTGCGTTTTATGTGTAAGAATTGCGCCAGTTGAGCTAGTGGTTAAACTAGTTTCGAGACTTGCACCAACGACTAGGCCACCGCCATTTCTAATATTAATTGTATAATTTGTGGTGCTAACAGCATCGCTTCTTAAAAAATTTGTTGCTGGAATTACATTATTTCCAACAATTAACGAATTTGCTTTTTCACTAACACCCCAGTACTTGTTTAAAACAGTACCATCAAGGTCGAAGTCGTCTGACGACATGTTAACGCCCTGACGAATGATTTCAAATCCTTGAATAGCAACTTTCGGAGTAAAAGTATCTTTACTAATAATAATAACAGGAATGCCGCCTGTGTAAAAAATTAAAATTGTTTTTTCAGTATTAGAATCTCTATCAATAACAGTTTCAGCTTTTAAACCTGCTAAACTACCTGCATTAAATTGTGGACCCACTAAAACCCATGTTGCTCCTGTATAAAGATACAATTGCTGTGCGCTGGTATCAACCCATAAGTCACCAACAATACTATTAACAGAAGACGGTTGAGATGCGCCTTTTTTAATATTGCCAGCTTCAGTCCAATTTGTACCATCATAAATTTTTAATTGAGGTCTACTAGGACTGTAAGATGTTCCAGTGTCATACCATAACTGCCCCTGTACCGGATTACTTGGAGCAGTACTACTGGCAAAATTTTCTAATAAGTGTAAAAAATTAGAGCCAATTGCTAGACTATATCCGGGATAATTTTTACCTACAAATGTTAAACTTGTATCTTCAGTATTAAGAGTTTGATCGTTTACTGTAATCGCTGTTGGGTGCGCTGCTGTATCTGAGAACGGAATTGTATAAGCCATTACGCAACCTCACTTAAACCTGTTAAACTTTGTATACGAACGGTGTAATCAATTTGAATTAATCTGTTTAAAGATTTCTGAACTGGATGGAAAATAACGTGGGTTAACAATCTAGAATTGCCTGTTAAGCTATAAGATACAAGCCCTAGTTCATCGAAAACAAAATTACTATCATTGTCACTTGTGTTATCGAACGCTTCTTGTCCACTAGGTTCACCGTAATCTAACAAACATGTCACAAATACATCTGTATAATTCTTGCCTGTTACATGTCGAGTTTCTATATAATTCCTCGTAGGATCTAAGTTAGAACTAGATCTATCGTTTATCACTTTGGAATATGTCTGGTTATATAAACTTGCATTAGTTCCAGTGGAGTTGGGAGTAAGATAGGTAATAATACCTGTTGGGTCAACACTGGTTCCACCGTTGCCAAACGCCATAGAATTAATAAAGCCTTGTCCAGCGTCAGCAATACTTTCTGCTAAAGCAATACTCATATTTTCATAATGTATTGCATTACGTTTATTAACTGCAACTTCGCCAGTTTCGGGATACCAAATTTTTATATGGCCTTCAACATGTATTCCTGATAGATCTTTGCCTTGCATAGTATTCTCTTTATTGATTAAATTCGTCCTACGACAACTTCGATAAGACCCTCGTCTCCTTCGAAATCTTCGAGTGCTTTACCAATAATAGTACCAATCTTAGGATCAGTTGCTGGTCTAGCAAATCCGCCGCTACCGCTTACTAGCATATCGCCCTTGCGGATTTTTCCTCGAACTTTACACGGAACACGCCCCATTAGCGCCAATGTTACAGTTCTTTCGCCTTCAGTAACCGCTGCTTCTAATGCGTTGTTCATTATGAATCCTGGATTAGTAGAAACAACACCAGCTACGCAGCGAGTTTCATCTTCGGCAACTGTCACTTCGAATTTGCCGCCAAATTCTAAAACTGTACCTGGCTCATAAGATGCATCAGCAATATATTTTTCTGCCAAGTCAGCAAACTGTGCTGAGGTAGCAGTACCTTGGAAAAGCACAGCATTTAAGTTGCCGTCGAGGTCTCTACAAGCAATACTGTAAGGTGTTCCAAAATACGGTTCGTCGATTGCTGCTGTGCGGTATGCAGTACCAACTTTTAGAGCATCAGCTTGTGTTGCTGCAACAGAAGCAACACTTAGTACGCCAGCATTAATTGATAAGCCTGAACCTACTTTAATACCGCCTAATGTATTAGAACTAGCTGTAGGTAGTGTGTAGGCAGATGCTGATGAAATTACACCAGATCCGTTAATTGTGATTGTTGCTCCATCAACTCTAACACCGCCTAATGTAGATTGCGAAGCGATAGGTAATGTATACGAAGCTGCTTGATTAGTGATAAATTGAAGCTGGCCTTGGCCATTAGTGCTTAATATCTGTCCTGTTGTTCCGTCAGCAGCTGGTAATGTAAATACAGTCGGAACGGCATTTGCGGCTGCTGATAGTTCTGTATATCCAGAAACTGAGCCCAAAAGTTTTAAGTTTGCCATTTTTTAAATACTCCCAATGATATCTTATTTATTTAAAATATTATCCATGTAGATAATGGTGAAATCTCAACAGTTACAGTATTACCGATAGTAATAGGTCCTATACTAGATGCAGTTACTCCATTTCTAATTGTATAATTAGACGAAATTAATGTATCTTGTTCAGTGATAACTGTTGATGCTATCGATTCTTCTGTATATTTTTCAGTTGCGCCCGGTGTATAAATGGTCCAAGTTGAATCTGCAGAAATTACAAAAGTGTTAGATCTGCCAATTGATACTGGGCCTATACTATAAACTGTTTTCCCGGGCGGGACTGTGTAATCTTCGTTAATAATCTGATCACTTTCTACTACATACGGGTTAGCTTCAACAGAAACAACCGAGTTGTCAATTATTAACCCTTTTCCAATTTTGACACCGCCAAGTATTGATCCCGTTGCACTAGGTAATACATACTGTGTTGCCGGGTTCGAAAGTACACCGTCGACAATAGTTAATCCTTCACCAATTTTTACAGTTCCGAATGTATAAGCACTTGCAACAGGAGCAGGCGGAACAGACACACTTAGCACGCCTTGATTATTAATCGATAGTCCGGATCCAGCTATGACACCGCCTAAAGAAACATTAGTAGCAACTGGCAACGTATAGCCAGTTGCACTAGGAACCGAAACAACACCGCTAGAATCGATTGCAAGCCCTGATCCTATTTTAATGACTCCGGCAGTTGCTTGTGTCGCAACTTTTACCATTGTGTGTCTAAGATCAGAAATGGTTATTTTACTTGAAGACGTGTCGTCTGTAACTACAATAACCGAAGATTCTGGCGGGTTTACAATACTCGGCAATTCAATAATTGTTGGCATCTATTAATACTCCAATGGTTGGCCGTCACCTGTTTGTAAAGGGGTGCCGTCCGATGATAATACTCTATTACCATATTTATCTTGAATCGATTCTGGCCAAACTGTGTTAGTTTCTTTTAGGAAATTAGCAACAGGATTGTTCGATTCAGCTAATCTTTCGCCTATGTCATTCCATAATTTACCCTGCTTTTTAACTACTAGTACTTTTACGCCTAGGGACGGAGTGTCTAAAAGTCTTAATTTAGCGTTTCCAGTAATTGAAAACTCTGCTTGATAAGACACATCGCCTTCGGGGCTATAAGGGTATTCTAAATTAGAATAAACACTATATTGATGTTTCTTTAATCTAATTCCGCCTACAAATACTTCAATGTCGTTAATTTTAGGAACATAAGGAAGATCAAAGTCTAATGTAACGCCGTCGGATGTAAAGGAAGTGACAATAGTGTTGTCATTATATGGTATTGTCTCACTTGCACCTAATCCTTGAACTATTACGCCAGCGGAGTGATATGTTGGTATACCTGTACCTAATGTACCCCTACGAAGTTGACTCAATACGTTTCCAACTTTGGTGAAGTATTCAATGCGTTCGCCGTTAACTTCGATAATTCCCGGAATATTATTTTTAGGTGACGGGTTATCCAATTTAGATGCATCGTCTACAGTAATATCTTTATCAAAAGGATTTAAGTCGTTCGTTAACCTAGTAGACTTATCTTTATTAAGTCTCTTGTAATGAACACGGTTTAACATATCCTTAAATTGCATATATGCAAAATCTTCTCGAACAACTGAATTTGTAAATGCAATCATTTGGATGGTATCCGTAGCTGCAACAGGTTCAACAATTTTAACCGTTACAAGATCATCTTCTAGATAGTAATCCCTACCATGAGCTAGCAATTCGCCGTTATGTATAATCCATACAAAGTTTCCAGATACTGCTGTATTTCTCAATTTAAATGTTCCGCCTAATTTACCAGCTAGTTCATAGTATTCTGTCGTTCCGCTTGTTACACGGGTAGCAGGTACCAATTGATCCACAGTTCTTTCTATACCTAAAACATTGTGGTTATAAAAACTAATAATCTCAAATTCTGTTCCGTTAGCATAAGTGTTGTTAAATGTTATCACATTATCATTAATTACATAATCTGCATCAGAATCTATAATAGCGATTAACTTACTTCCGACTACTAGTGCAGTTGGTTTAACTTCAATAATAATATTTGCAACATCTTCTGTGATAACATAATCGCCAGAAATAACTGCTCCTCCTCCAAGGCCTCCAGTAATTGCAAAGGGGCTTGAAGGTGGTGTCTGATATTCTCCAGCTTCAATTAGTTCAACTTTTAGAATAGTCCCAGAGCCGTTAACTAGCGTAACTTCAAATTTTGTTGCAGTTCCCGAAGTAGTAAGAATTCCTCCCACAACTTCAATTGCATCGCCAACTGAATAACCTGCGCCGCCCGAAATTGAAATTGTAGGGAAATCAAATCCGAATGTAGGTCCGGAATAATCAAACAGCGCTGTATAATCTGTTCCCAAACGAAGTTTAGTACTATCTCTATAAACCACGATATTAGATAAGCTCACAGAACTATCAATATACTTGTAATCTTTTAGGTTATATTCATATACTCCCGACTCAAGTGTAAAGTAGTTTGCACTCCTTGGTTTTAAAATTGTCTGTCCTTGTTTTACTAGAACATTCAAGTCCCACGGCTGATCAACACCTATCGGATTAGCCAGCTCGTACGAAGGATCTCCGTCGTACACAATTGTCTCTTTCTTAATTATACTTGCAGTTTGTTCAGATGAGCTAGTGTCAATTAAATACGAAATAATTGCACCTACCGGTGGTGCATCTTCGAATCTAATACCAACTCTCGATCTCCACGTTTGTCCCTGTAAATCAGTGTATTGGTCATCGGTGCTAAACAATAAGTATCCAACAACTTGCCCGTTAACAAATACTGTAGAAGATACAGTTGGTAACCAAGGAGCTTTAGTAATAAACTCTAATGTAGTACCGTCTCCTACAAAGTAGTCAGTATCTAACATAGTTGCAGAGTTGTAACCTATACTTAAAATATCAATTTTATCTCCTAGATTAGGAGCAGCATTAAACACAATACTGTTAGATTGATAATCAATTGAATAATCAGTACTAAGTTCTTTAATGTTATCATTAATTTTTACAATAACATGAAGATCTCCTGGAAACAATTGCCCTATTAAGAAGGATGTAGTTTCGCTGTCGCCCCTATGATTATTAAACATAATATTAGGGCAACCGCCGCTAGGCCTATGGTAAACTTTAATTGCCACTGTATCCATTACTTGACCCGGAACTACTTCTTCAGGTGCATGGCTAGACATAGGTGTTACAAATGATTCTTCACCGTCAACTAAAATGTCTTCAGGAGCAAATCCGGTTGCGCTAGTTAATGTAGTTCCACTGAATGTTCCGCCCACAAGTTGTGTATCAAATTGTTCTGTAAAGTTATAACTTCCGTCACTAGTGTCTTTACGGAAAATAACTCTATCATTTAAATTCAATGCAACTGTTGCTGGTAATACGATAATGTCAACTTCACCGTCGCCGACAAATGTTGTCATCAATGCGTTGTTGTTAGTTTGATTAATGGTTGCAAAATTTAGATCGTCAATTCGAACAGAAGGTTGATATTCTCCACCAACATATCTAGAAATATATACATTAATATTTTGCCCTAATGCAGGAACGTATGGCATTCTAAAATCGGTAGTGGGTCCTGATACCGACACAATATAATCTTCAAACTCAGAATCTACATTATCCCATGCATCCGTAAACCAAGGTAGAGCGTCCCAGCCAACGTTAATGCCAAGTCCGATTCCAGTTATAGATACACCGCCATAATCAATACCAGTCATTAACTGTGATAAATCTTTACCTAGTTGTCCTGTTACAGGATCATAATAAAAATTAATTCGATCAGTTGCAGACAAGTGATTATAATCTTTGTTATACTCAATTAAAATTGATGCGTTAGCTGCTGGTGCTTCTTTAAAAGTTAACATACCAGTATAACTAGTAAATCCTTTACTAGTTGACACAATCGTTGATAATGTATAGTCGTCTCGTAAAATTTCAGCGCCATTAACTGTTACATAACTAGTACCAATTACAATCTCAGGGCTCCATTTCAATGCGTATTGCGTCTTCGATCCAGAACCTATAAAGTTTTCAATTTCTGTTAAATTTAAAATCTCATAGACTTTAGAAATTCTATCAAATTTCATTTTTACAAAATTAGTTCGAGGAACAGAGTTACCAATAATTGCAACTACACGAGCTGGAGTGCCTGTCGGTGCTAATCCGCCTTTTATTGTTACTGTCGGAGCAGAGGCCCAACGTGTTCCACCAGATACTATCTGCACCCTATTAACAACCCCGTTGGTAATATATGCTTTAGCTATAGCAGGTGTACCGCCGTCTAACTGAGTTCCGATGATTTCAACCACAGGGGTTGTTAAATAGCCAGAGCCGCCGTCGACAATTTGTAAAGAAGTAATAGTAAACCCTAATTCATTTTTCCAACTTACCCAAGGATCGTTGTCAATTTCGGTATACCCTGTTACAATTTCTCCGTTGTCATTGACTTTAACTGACAACGGAATAACTTGCGAGTTATCGTCGATGATTGGTAACAAGTCAAAGTCTGAAACAGATGTACGAGAATATTCCAATGTGTTGTAATTGCTCACGTATTCTCTAACCTTAGTTCTGTAAGGTTTAACTTCTTTAATGTATTGTTCAAAAAATTCCAAATTGTCATTATTGTAAGTTATTTTTTGTTTTAACTCGCCGACGTTGTGTTGAGCTTTAACAAAACTAGTTTTAAATGCCCAGTCTATTAGTGTTTGCTCTTGCACAGCATATCGTATACTAGCAAAAAATAATCCTAAGTAATCAACTTTGTATTCGTCAACAAGAATGTTGTTTTTAACTGTATCAATAATAATTCTTAGTTCTTTAGACGGGCTGTTATCGAACAAGTCAGAATCAAATAACGGGCCGTCGTATCCGATCACACTAGAGGAAAAATTGTACAAGGTAGGTAAAAATTCAATTGTTCCATTCTCTCTACCAATAACTTTAAAATTAACAGTATAATCAATTGTCTGAACATCGGCTATCTTTTCTAACAACAACCATCCGCCAGACCCGATATTTTTAACTTTTGCAACATTACCAACTGCAATGCTTGATGTTATTAACTCGTATGTGTTTTCTACAAGATGATCAATTTTTACAAATTGATTATATCCAGCTTCATACCAATCAACGTACTTCCAATATCTTGTAACATTAAACGACTGACTTCTAATTTTATTCCATGTTAACGAAATAAAATCCCAAGCATAGATGCTCCACGAGTCTAATGCTGTACTATCGCTTTTTACCAGCACAGAGAAATTTCGAATGTTGATTCGAGTTTCGTCGTTGTATCCTTCGCCGGAATTTTCTATTACACACTCTACGACTTCTCCGATCGAATTGATAACTGTTTTAATATGTGCATTAATTCCAGAACCGTATATTGACAAGTCTGGACCATACCATAATATTGGATCGTTATCTTCATCTACTTTATATGCACGAAGTCTACCATATCCAGTGCCTGAACGTAAAATTGTTACTCCGATGATTCTACCATCAACAATAATAGGAGTAAAGGCAGCAGGTTGTAATATTGCAGTTGGTACAAATTTTAATTCTAGCTCAGTATCAATTGTTGTATCCCATGCCCCGGAAACAGTTGACGGCTCTACTTCATACGAAGCTAACGGTGATAAATTATAATCGTCAACAATCAACTTAGTTGATAGTGTTAAATTAACTCGCTCAATGAATTGTTTTACCGCTTCAACTCTGTTAACAAACATACTTTGTCGAGGTCTAAATTCAATTCCGTATCGACGTTTTGCTGGAAGCGCTGTATCAGGAACTACACGATCATTATCATCTTTACCAACTAAACTGTGAATCCATTTTTTCTCTAGCTCAGAAGGAATTACAGTATTTCTATTAGTGCTTAATAGTTTCCATTGTCTGTGTAAATTATTAGCAGTATTAGTATTAGTCCAGTATTCAACATTTAAAATGACATTAGTGCCTTCTAAATATTTTTCGCAATTAACTAAACTAAAACTATTAGTCCCTGTTAATGCTATACAACTATATCCGTAGCCTAAAGGATCTGCAATTAGATTTGCAATGTCGTATGCAGTTAAACTACGACCCTCAACATTTGGAACTGTTTTTTTACTCTTAACCCAGAAATAATAAGTTTCTTTAAAAGTTTTACTGATTGAATCATAACGTTTTTTAACACTATAAACTGTATCGTCATATTTTGTTTGTCCGCTGATGTTAGATGCAAGGCCTTTTTGTGTATCTGCAAGTTTATTCCATTCGCTCGGTAGATACTTAGACTCAACCCATTCGTAAACATCGATACTAGCAGTATCGTATAATGTATTCCAAACTGACGATCTGTAAACGACGTCGCCGCTATGAGGATCTACAAATTTAGCATTAGTTAAATCCCACCATAAGTGTCCAACTTGCTTCGATGTCCAGGCCATTCCCGCATCGACGTTAACAATTTCAGTACCTGCGTAATAGGTTGCAGGATCAAAAAATGTTTTATACTTAATCTCTTGGTCTGCTAATCCCGGGATATTTCCTAAAATAGGACTGACAACATCTAGATATTTTACAATCGTATTTGTTACCGAATTGTATAAAAATGCTTTTTTAATTTTTTGCACATCAATCTTAGGTAACTGTTGATGCTTAATTTTCCAACTAACAGTATTTGCAGTTTTTACATAAGAGTAGACTGCGCCCGAATTGGCAAACATACTGTCTGTTTCTAATTTAGCTGCAATTAAAATAGTATTATTACCGACAGAAATAGAATTGCCAAATGCTGTTTCTCTTAAACTGCTGTTAGGCGGTGTTTCTCCATAGATAAATTTAGTATTATATTTGTCATACACATCAATTACGCTCATCATTGTAGAGATGCTGGTTGCAGAACTATCGAATGTTGTTTCGTTATTATCAAATGTTGTATCACCTGTTTCGTTATGAATGCCCGACATGATAACTAATGTCTCGTCGTCATTCATAAATTCAACATCGCTACCAAATTTTTCGTAAGGCACTCCACGTCTACTTGTAATTTGTTGGTGTAATGTAATTTCGTTGTTTATGTTTGTATAAACAAATACTCTACCAGAATCTGCTTTATTATTAGCATCTAATAAGTTTGCACCGACTGCTATGTAAGTTCCAGATTTAGAAATTGCAATGCTTTGCCCGTATTGAACATCGTATGGTGTTGATCCGCTAGGCATTTCTAATTCAATAGAAGAAAAATCTTCTGTCATTATTGACACTAGTTCATACGTATCGTTCCCGAGTTGGTAAACAAATACTTTTCCGTATCCTGCGTCGGCTTGAGGAGCTGACACTATCAGTTGTGTAGCATCCCCGGAAACTGCGGTATCATATCCAAACAACTCGCCTGCACCAGATATACTAGTTAAGTATTCTAAATATACCCAACCGTCTTGCTCGTCCCATTTATAAATGTAAACTCTGCCAGTTGACGAACTATACCCAGTTGCTGAAACTGCCATAAAATAGTTGTCACTTAATCCGACACCTTCGAATACAAAATTTTCTATTGTGCCTAATGCTGCATTAACTGAAACTATTGTAATAGTAAGATCGTGTATTCCAGCAATGCCGCCAAGTGAACTTCCGACTATTGTAATTTGGTCGCCTGGTTGGTATGCTAAACCCCTAGATTGAATTTTTAAAGAATACTTAGATCCTATACGAGTAACCATCCAAGTTGCGCCGTACCCGGAACCTATGTAATCGCCTACTAAGCTAGGATATACCCCTGCTGGATTTTCTTTCTTACCTATTGCAATATTAGAACCGAATGTTTCGTTTTCGGCTTGCTGCGGACTTTTAATTATATTAGTCGATTCGTATTCTCCATTAGTATTTCTTCTATACATCGAGACATAACCTTGATTGCTGAATCCCGAGGCTGTAAATACTATAGTACCGTTAGTAAAATTAGAACCAACATCTATACCAACAGTAATTTGTGTTAGTGAATCTATACTAATAATGACTGGATTAGATCCAAAGTTAGCAGTTCCGCTATTTTTAGACAGTGTCATTCCTGAAACTAACTCGGCAGTTGTAGGAATACCTGTAATTTTAGTAGTCAAGAACGACGCTGTTCCTACCCCAATAAGAGTACCAGACACTGTAACACCATTGCCTAAAATTGCATCATTGTATGACGCTGCTATTCTAAAAGTGCTTGAAGATGCAGAGTATACATAATATGTAGTTGATGTATTAACGCCTGTTAATCCCGTAGTATTACTCAATCTAACTGGAGTACCTGTCGCAATGCTAACTGCGGTTGATGTCACTTGTACAATACCACCAGTTGAAATATCTGTATATGTGAGTGTGCCTGGAGATAATATAGTACCCGAAGTTAAAGTCTTAACGCCATTGGCATTCGGAGCACCTACAATTAACCAAGCTGCATCAAAACTTAACTTGACCACTGAACCAAAATCTGACGATTCTGCAATCCCTGTAGGTTCGTAAATTTTATCTGAAGCATACCATGTATTATCCGAACTACCTTTTTCATAAACTGTAACTTTGTTATCATCAGAAATTACAGATATATTTCCGGTTTCGTCAACTGAAGTAGCTAATCCAAAATTTAAATCAACAGCCGGATCTTGGTTTGTTATTCGAGCTCTTCGATACACACCTTGGTTCTCGTAGACCGTCCATTTGCTGTTTCCGTCATTATCTGCCCAAACTAATTCATTAATTTTAATGTTGTTTGGAATAACAGAATTCATATTATCAACATTATCAACTCGTTGGCTAGTGAACACAAACGATGTTACAAGGTCTTGGTCAACGAACTCTTCCCAGCTTGCAATTTTCTTTGTAAACGTAAATGTATTTTCCGTAACTGAAGTTACAATATGGAAGCCTTCGATTAGGCTGCTATTTTTAATAGCAACAATATCACCAACTAAAAGATTCAAAGACCCTGTAGTAGAGACTGTCACTACAGCGGCTGCATAGGTAACATTCGTTATCAGCCATGCAGATTGTGTAAATCTATATACATTCCAATTATCCCCTATGCTGTTAATTACCGTCTCAGAAGTTGTCCATATATAGTCACCTTCGGTTAACGAATTAATACTAACCGATAGAATGTCGCTAAGAGAATTTAAATTTAAATTAACATTGTCTTTTCTTACATACCCAGGTGTTCTCAAAAAGTTTCGCTTAGTTGTAGTTGGCCATACGTCATTAGTATAATTAATAGGCTTAATGTAGACATCGCTAGGACGTTGTCTATATACAAAGTCGACTAAATTAGGATCAATTCGATCAACTAATTCTATAGGCTGAGGGTTCACTTTAAACTGGCTTTCGTCTAGTTTAAATTCAATTTCGTCGAATGTATCAACTGCACCATATTCACCTACCCTAAATGCCCATTCTTCATCAAATGTTAAACTTTCTTTACCGTCTGCACTTAGTACATCGAATAATTTATTAAGTACATTTTGTGTACCTTTTTCAATAATCATTCCTTGATAAAATTTATATTGACTTACATCATTTTGTATAATATTTTCAAGGTACTGGCGTTTTTGGTATCCAATTAAATGTTGAGCAATCTTTTGTTGACTTGAATCTAGATTGTCAGTATCTAAGTCATAAAAGTCTGTAAACTGCTCTGCGCGATAATCTAAGTTAGGTAAAAGTTTAGCAACTGGTTTAGATGTTAACAATTCCCAGTCGTTGTTATTAAAGTCTTGTGTACCTACTAAAGTTTTGTTAGCAGAATAGTAAAATTCTTTATGTTTAACGATAGTACCTAACGTATAATCAGTCCAAGATTCCCATGCAGAAATAATAGCTCTGTCGTAAATAAAACCAGGAATCTCAAAACCTCCATTCCAGTTACTAGTTACATAACCTATAATTTTAACTCGATCTTGTTTGTACCCTGCTTCCTTATCATAAATGGTGTCATTGAATAATGTTTTATTATCAATAACTACAATATGTTCTTTTTGTACAAGATATAATACTGCACCGTAAATGCCATGATTAGTATTAACAGGCTCTAATACAAAATTAGATCCTGATCGATATACTTCAATAAACTCTGGATCTAATTTTTGTCCGTCAACTTTAAAAATACTATATCCGTGGAATGTGTTTAACAAGTCGTCGACTACTGAATTAGTAGCATTAAACATTAACTTGTTAGCTGCGGGGCTTAAACTTAGTACTGCACCTGGATCCCAATTTTGTGTCGTCCAGAACATAAACTCTTTTACAGAAGTTTCCCAATTTGTAATAGTTGCTAATTCGTTATTAAAGTCATCAAACACGAATCCTTCAGCTTCAAGATACGCACCATACCCTTGTAAAAAATCTGCAACATCTTGAATTGTATATAACTTTGTTCCGTATGCTAGTGTACGAGGATCTGTATTGTCAAAAGTTTTTCTTAACATAACTTCTCGGCCGCCTTGTGTAGGCAACTCTGGAAGTCTTGCATAATAATTAGAATCGAATACTTGACCCGAAGTGTGGTTTATTTTTACTCTGTAATATTGATTATTTGCTTTAACTAGTTTACCTGCAACATAAACTTGATTAGAATTCCAATTAATATAACTTTCACTAATTCCGCCAACCTTGATTACTCGATTATCCATTAACGATGGCAAATAAACAAAGTAAGGATTATCAAAATTGTATCCTCTAATTTCAAATCCGTCTTCGTATTTTGTAATTATAACGCCGCTATAAATTACTTTTTTAACTGCACTACTCGAATTTAGGTCGACGAAATAATTTTCTTCAGGTACAAATATACCGCCAGAACTACTAGGAGTTTTGCTATCTAATAAAATTTTATATTTTTCTTTATTTGTAAATGCACCTAGTCGACTTGAAACTTTATTTGTTAAAGTTGCTAATTCAGTAGCGTATGTATCAATTCTAGTTGTATTTTCACTAGTTAAATAATCAATAATATAATTTACTAATCCGCAAGTATAAGTTCTTTCTGTACTATTTCTAGTATAAGTAGAAGGCAGGACAATATCTGCTAATCGAATTCGTAATCCTGTTTCAGAATAAACTAAATGTCCGTTTACTTCTCTTGTAATCCTACTTCTATCCAGGCAAGAACCTAAAACATAACTCGGTTGCATTAATAACGCAGATGTGATTAAAGCAAATGGGTAATAACTAGATCGTCTCCAAGCAGTTTCAACTACACTGTGATCTCCAAAAACAAAATAGCCGCCATCGCCTCTTAAAATGTTGCCGGTAACCATTTCCGAGTCGTACGGACTTAATAACTTACCTTGATCGTCTACAGGCAACCCATTATTTAAAATTGGTTTTGCAAACTTAGCATTTCTACGAACGGGTACACTTGGCTGTCTTACAATGCCTTCTTTTAAATCATCCCATAACATTAAGTTATCGCTAGTATAAGGTGCTGGGCCGTATACTTCTTGCCACCATAACGGCTCTACGCTCAATCCTAAACATTCCCAAGGATGTGTGTGAGGTCTATCTGTATCTAGTAACCATTTATAGATTCCTCGCCATGCAGCAGGGACATCTTTCTTATCTGGAGTATAATTTCCTCGATAGTTATAGGTAAAAGCATTTAATTGATCGTACCCGTAATGCTTTGTATAATCTTGTTGTATGTTAGTAGTCCATTGGAAAAAATACTTAGAAAGTATCTGATCCGTTTCGCTTTTAGAATATGCAGTTTGTCTATTATACCCTGGAACAAAATTAAAAATATCAAAAATAGTAGGATCGTAGTTAACTTTAATATTATTAAAAATTCGAGTTTCTAACTCTAATATTAGATCGTCCCTATAATCACCAAACGCAACTGTTATACTTCCATCGTGCCCTTGAATTACTTCTCGAGGTTCGGTATATGTGTCGTCGATATATTTTTTAGGTTCAAATTTTGGAAACAATCCGAGTTTAGTTGGAGTAGGCGGGCAATAGCAACCGTCAGTAGATTCGTACTCAATTGCTTCAATCGAGTCGCCTTCTGCTAACTCTACAAGTAACTCTACAAATACATCATCACCAAAAATGTAGTCTCTACCATATAATAAATGTGTTCCATTTAAGTAGATATTGACTGATTTATTAGATAACGATGTCAGATCAAAATGTGTTGTTAGCGGATATGTTTTTATTCTATAGTCAAGGACTGTATACGCAATACGGTTATACGCAGTATAACCAAACATATCGCTTAGATAGTAAGGACTAGATTTAGGTTTGTCCTTTACCATAGATTGCAACACTGCATCGACGTGTCGTCGAGGATCGGTATCAATTCCACTTTCTGTTGCAGCAATTATAAATGCTCTCTTAAACTGCCCGTAGTCATTCCTTGCAGCATCTAATGCTTTAATAATGTTAGCTTCCTTAGACCCTAAATGATATAAACTAAGGTTTAAAGGACCGCTGTGTTGAACAAATTTCACACCTTTGCTCGATAACCCTCCGAGATCTCTTAAGTTTCCAGTGCCGGGAAATATTCCATTAAATTCTTGAATATTATCGATAATACTATCAACGTGGTCGATTACTTCTCCCAACGTGAATTGTACAATGTTATCGTTGAGAGGATTGTTTTGTAAATTAATTGGTAACTCATAATAGCCATTAGAGTTTTTAGGTTGAGCTGAGAAACATTTCAATGTAACTACATCAGTCACATTTGCATTTCCTAAAAATTCAACGTATTTCTTAGTTGTGCCATCCTTAACTATAAAATTAGATTTATTCCAACGTTTTCCATTTAGGTACACTCTAACTTCTAAATCACTTAACAAATTTACATTATCGAACACGTCGATATAAAAGTTTCGAGGATACCAAGAATTTAAAGCAGCATTAAAATAATATTCAACACCGTTATCGCCGACATACTTCTTAGAAGTGTCTGCAGATTTAGGAATAGCATCTATGCCATTAAAAATTCTAATAACCGGTTGAGTTATATCTAAAGAGTTTAACACCCACCCATTAGAAAAAGTAGAAATATTATTTTCATCTGTTAGTTGCAAATACCCAATATCAGTATTAAGTGTTAAAATGTCAACACCTTTTTTATATGTAAATGTGTCTTTTAATAAATTAAATTCAAATACAATATCGCCAATGTTATTAATATTCTGATAAGATAGTGCAAATCCTAACTCTGAATCAGCCGAACCTGTTCCAACTTTATAACTAAAAAGTTTAGTACCCGTAAAGCTACTACCTTCGTAATTATTAACTGAACTATCACCAAAACTTACCTGTTTGCTGTCAAATAAATCAAAGAGCGGTGGTTGATTGACATTATTTTTTAATTGAGATAATTTCCATTGCTCTCCATTAAACCAATACGTCTGACCCTGGTTGCCTTGCAATGTTGTTGTTATATAATCTGATGTGCCGTAGTTCACTGTAACAGTATCAAACTTTTCTGGAATCGAATCAGGCTCTTCTACTAGATTAATCTGACGTCTAACTCCGGTGAACAATTCAAATCGGTGCGTTCCTGTTCCAGTATTAAAGATATCTACTAGTTTAGTTAAGCTAGGATTAGTATATAACTTAATTCTAAAAGTGTCAATAACGCTAACATAATATACTTGTCGATTAACTAAACCAGAAATTGCGCCAGTGTCATTGGCAATATATGTAACTCTATTACCAGTCGTTAAACCATGTTCAGTTGTAAACGTAAAAACATCTGATGCTATATCTACTGCAAGTGTTGCATCAAATTGAATTTCTCTCTGCGGAGGAATTATTTCAATAAAATTAACTTTAAAAATTTTACCTTTAACAAACGAATCAGTATCGGAATTAAAAATAATTCTCATGCCATGAGCTAAATCGATGCCGTCAACATTGTAACCTAAACTTCCTTCAACTATTGAAAAAGCATCAGTTGTAAAATTATCAATAACATCAATATTATTTTTAGATTTAATACCTTGATTAAATAATTTTAATCCTGCAACAAATTCTATAATAGGTCTAATGGCTCTTGCAGATTGATCTATTTCAGCTTCTACGCCATTTGCTTTTGCAGAAGCAACAATAACATCATAGTGGAACCATCTATTATATCGGCTCCATGCATTTTTATCAGGGCTAGCACGATTAATAGTTATATAATCTTTTTTACTCGGTAAAGAACTCAAGTCGCCAAATGGTAATTGGTCAAAGGGTGCATCGTCGAATAAAATATTTGTTTCTTGATTAAAACTTGTTCTTACTTCTAAATCTCGTTCGTTTACAAGTGTAATTGCTGTACCAACGCCTTCAACATACCAAAATCCTTCTGCATATTGAGCGGGGGTAACTTCGCCGCCGAACTGTAATTTCATACCGTTACTGATTGAAAGGCCTTCAGCTGTTCCGTTAGGAATAGTATAAGTTTTTTTACCTAATAGATCAGTTGCTAAATCAATTTCAGTATTTTCTTTAATGTCTAAAATATAAAAAACACCGCCGGTGTCTGCAGAATTTTCACTTACGTAAAATAAAATATCAGGAGCATCTACAGGAATAGTAAAAGTAATTTTTCCTGATTCTACAGCAAATGCATCAACGCCTTCGGTATATCTATCTAATGTCCCACTAACTCTGCTAGTCTTGATACTAAACGGATGCCCTTCAGCCTCAATATCAAAAATATAAGTCTGGCCTCTAAATAATCGCAAGGTGGGGTTACGTGTTAATCCGTTCGGTGTAAACAAATAAGCAACGTTATCCGATTCGTCAACTCCTCGCACCGTGTAGGTACTTGTAATTTCTTTTTGTTGTCCTAATACTTCTATTCCTGACGGACCGAAAGGTAGCCAATAGTACTGCTGATAATTAACAAACTTATCCCAACAAATATGTGGATTCCAAGAATAAAATTCTTGTTTGTTCATTCTATTATGATTATTTGCTATGCCGTCAAATACATCAATATGATGAGTATGGTCGATATAATCTTTAAAGAAAGTAGTATTACCTAAGTAATCCTGAACAAGTGCTGCCGGTTCAAATTGATAATCTTGTCTAATCTTATCTACCGCAGATAAAAATATATCAGAATTTGCAACCGCTTTAGCATTTTGTCTGCCAATATAACCGTTTAATTTCTTAACTGTGCCGGGTTGATTTAACTGATCAACAGTTGCCTGTAGAAACTTTTTATTACTTTTAGTTCTATAAAATCTAGGTAATAAATTTGCACTTTCTCTTTTTTCTACATTAGATGTTGGAACTTTTGGTTCGTTCTGATCTTTATTATATGCCATCAGTTACTCCCTGAACTGGTAATTGCTTGTTGACTGACTGTTGTCTGAGTAGATTGTATAATTGCACTCTTAATTTTGCTTGCAGTAATGGTTGAAATAATTTCAATATCGTCAATTGTTGCACCGTTAATAAAAATTTGGTCTTTTTCGCTTTTAATTTCATATAGTCCGCCAAAACTTAGACCGCTTTGTTTTGGTACTACAACAAATGTTACAATGTAAGGGCTTACCTTATTCATAACATACGCTGCTAATTCACTAAAGTAAAAATTATCACCAAAGTCCCAATTTTCTAATGCAAAAAATTCTGATATTGCAGATAATACTCTTGTTTTAACATCGTTATCACTGATAACTAGTTCTGCGTTTTTAACAACTTTAAATGTTGCCTGAACATCTACTGTTGCTTTAGCACCAAATAAAACTTTATATTTTACTGGGTGATAAATTACTTCATCACTTATTGATTTAATTTTATTAAGTTCAGGGCTTAGTAAATTATATAACGCATCAGTGCTTGACGGTAATGGTTCGTTGCTGATTGAACCATTAAGCCATTGTCTATAATTAATATCGTACTGTTTAGTTAACAAGAACACATCAATTAAATTTGTAATGCCAGGATCAATCCTTGATTCATAATCTGCATTATGTATGTATTGAAATTTAATTTTGTCTCTACCAATGTAAACTTTGTAATCCATAGAAACTGCAAATACAGAAGTTACTTTATTGAATTTTTTAACGACATTAGTATCTATAAAATAAAAGTATTGACCGTCAACATAAGTATTAAAATCTATAGCACTTGTTTCTGAGTTTAAAATTAATACTTTGTTATCAATATTATCTACGTAACGATAATCTTCTTGGCCTTGTTCAATAGTGTATCTTTCTAAAATAATTCTACTGTTAGAATCAACAATTTGTTCAAAGATTGTAGGATCATCTACTATACCGTCGTCGTCACTATCGGCAAAAGCAATTTGTATTTTTTTACTGTCTACATAACCGTCAAGACCTCTAAATTCTTCAGTGATTTCCCAATCTCTATCATAGGTAAATGGTGTTGTGTTTGCAGGAATACTAGGGTCTACATTAATTCCTAATACTTTAATAACATCTTTAACTACAGTATTATTTCTTGTATCATAAATTTTATCGCTAGAATCGAAGAAGAATCTAATTTGTTGAGCACTTTCAAAGATATAACGAGTTAATCTACTTGTAACAGTATAGTACTCAGTGTTTGTTGAAAATAACAGTAACCAACTGGCATCAGCTTTCTGATTTGTTGTATCGCCTTGACGGCCAGTATTAAACACATCGGTAGTGTTTAAATTTGTTTCAGTGATAATTTTCCAATTCTTAGACTCAGTGTCGTACCTTAATCCAAACTGTTTGTTAGAAAATACAAGATCAACCATATTAGTAATTAGGCTAGTTTCTAAACTAGTCCTCCATACAGGAATGATTTCGCTTATGATTGCACCGTCGGGTATTAGGTCGTTTAATATAACTGTGCCGGTGCCGTCTTCTACAATACCAGTAGAATTATTTGTACCGTCACCGCGAATAGTAACAACTTTAGACCAAAGTGCATCACATAGTCCGACTGACGGGATTGTAGTATATTCCCAATTATTGTTGTTATTTTTATTAAAATAACGACCTGCTGGTGCAGTAAACTTAACTAGAGCGCCGACGTTAAAAAACTTCAAGTTTGTGGTAGTGTAATTGCTCAGTTTCTGAATTGTACTAAATGTATCTTGTACATACCCAGTTGATTGGTTTGTGTCTGTCGTAACAGTTTTCCAAGTTAATTCTTCTGAAAAAATTGTTTTATTAAATTTAGAGTAATAAAAATTTTTCAGATTAGGTGATGCTAAAACTTCTGATAATTGATTATAGATAACTGCTTCAATGTCAGTTCTAGTTACGTAATTAAATCTAAAACTATCAATGTAATCTTCTTTGTATATGATACCATCATCTGCAAATAAATTTGTTTTACTATATTTTCCAGTTGGGTCAACTAAATCAAAGTATCTGCTAATTCCGCTACTGCTTCTATTAACTGCTTTTACTTTTACAACTTCTTGGCTAGTACTTAGGGGACTAATGTTGTAATCTTCCGCAGTAATCATTCTATTCTGAGTATAGTATGTAGCAGGTGCTCTAGTCTTAATACTGTCGTTAGACTCTGATGGACTAGAATTATTAACAGAACTTTGTAAACTTAAAGTTAATGTAAGTGTTTCTACTTGGCCAACATTACTAATGTAAGGAATATCTACACTAATATTTTTAATATCTTTAGGATTAATTGTATAACTTAACCCGTTGCTTACACGATAATAAGTTCTAAAAGTGCCTTGCGGTAAATTACCAAATACACCATCACTGAACACTAAGCTAATACGGTCATTTGCACGAGTGACTACGCCGTAAATATTTCGAATACTTTTGTTTAAGCTATTATAAATTATGTTGTTACCTTCGAAGCTAGGAACTTGTGCCCAGTATTCGTTTTCAACCCCGTTTGTATCTAATCTATAAAGCCATACATCCGAATTGTTAATGTTAACAGCATCTATATCAACTGTTTCGTCTGTAGCAGGTTGAGATAATGTAAAACTTCCTTGGTTCAGTGTTCCTTGTCTGAAGTGCAGGAAGAATCCAGTGTTACTGCTACCATTACCTTTGCCGTCGTCTCTATATATAAATGCTAATCTATTACCAAGACTAGGAGGTTCTTCGTATATTACGTTATCATTGCTGAAAGTAGTTGATACTACTTCAAACCCCATACTTCTACCATCAATAGTTTTAGTAAAAGAATACACAGGAACATCTGTGTTAGCGCTCTGAAACCTGTATTTTTCTGTTGGAATTCCGTATACAACACCTTTGTCGTCGGGATTTCCATATTGACGTGACGCAGGTAATCCTGAATTTAATACTTTAATGAACTGATCGTGCCAATTATTATTTGCAGGGTCATTCCAGTTTATAACTTGATTTGCTAAATTTCTGCCGTTGCTATCATATGTTGATTGAGTTGTAGACACAGACACGAATTTTAAAAGACCGCTGGCAGATACGTTTCTTTTTGGCTTATAGCTTAATAATCGAGCTAGTCGTAATACACTTTCTCTGCGCTCTGCTAACTCTAAGAAGTTTTCTCGAGCATTTAAATCAATTCTAAAACTAATACTCTGCCCTAAGAAAGCGATTAGATCAATTAGTGCCAAATATTCACTGGATTCTGTGTAATCGTTGAAGTCTTCAGGGTAATTTTCGCGGATGTAGTTAATCATCACGCGACGTAAATTTTCAAAGTCATAGCTCTGAAAATTGGCATTGCGGAAGCTCTGGTATATTCGTTTCCAGTCTTCTGCTACTAAAAGTCTATTTTGTCTATCAGTTGCTGACATATCTGCGTCCTATATACAGATATTTATCGGAAATAATTATGTGCTATGTTAATTAGCTAACAATCCGTTTGCTTGATCAAATCTAAATTTTATAGCTTCTTGAATGTTGTATGGCAAATATGTTAGTTCACATTCTATCTGTATACCAGACTCGTAGGTTGTAACAATAACTTGTTTAGCAGTAACCCTAGGATCGTAATTAATAATATCTTCTACGTTTTTTATAACGATTTGTTTTATTTCTTCAGTTAATGGTTCAAACAAAATATCCCAAATAATAGTGCCAAACGTTGGATTTTCTAGGCGTTCGCCTTGACGGATATGAAAATGATTTATTAAATCTTGTTTAATAAGTGCTAAATCGTAAAGTGAAAAAGTTTTAGTGTCGCTACTAACTGTACTAAAACCCTTATATGTTTTTGTACCCGGAAGATTAGTAGAATTTAAAGGAGGTCCTTTAAGAACTACTTTATCGTAAAGACGTTGATTTGCGCTCATGTTAGTATTTACTCCTCTTCAGATGCCTTAATTTTAGCAAACGTATCAGTTATCGTGCTATAAGTTTTCCACACATCAGGTACTGGGATATCGCTTCCCGCTTCTCTATCTGTCATTTCAGGTTTAAAATCAGTTGGGTTTAAATTTTCGTGATGCGGCCATGGTTCATGACTTGGTATTCGAAGCATTATACTGTCAATAGTGTTTTCAGTTTCGTCCGGATTTGCAAAAGTCGACAAGGACTCTGGCAGAGTTGCTGTAGCTGCGGATTCGGCGGTAGCTGCTGCTGGACCGTTTAAGTTAATATTTCCGCCAGAAATTGTAGTATTTGCTGCTGCAATTTCCATATTTCCGCCACTGGTTAATTTATTAGCCCCCGATGTGTTTAAATCAAATCCGCCACCAACAGTAAGATTTGTTTGTTCAGCAGCATTTATATCTAGTGTTGCTTCGAGATTAATTTTTGTGGCGCCGGCAATTGTTTCGTCGTGTGTTCCAAAGACTTTAATAAAATTATTAGCATCAACAATTACAATTTTGTCAGTGCCTACTTCAGTTTGGTGTCTTTCTCCAACTTTTAAATTAAAATTTCTTCCTACTTCGATATTAAAATCTCGGTCTGCATAAAAATTAAAATCTTGCTTTGTTCTAAAACTAATACTATCTTCGCAATAGACGTCCATCTTTCCGTCACTTGTTAATTCAATCCAGGCAGTCCCTTTGCTGTTACCGATATAAATCAAATCTTCACTATTGTGTAGTAAAATCTGGTGGCCTGTTCTAGTCCTAAGTCGAATAAGCTCGTTGTGCGGAATATCTGGCAGTCCGTCAGTTTCATCTTGTTCAACTGCTGCATAGTCGGGAGGCCCTTCGGATGCAGATGTTCTTCTTAAGAATTTATCATCACCGTCGTCCATAACAAGAGTGCTGCCGCCTAGTCGACTAACGAAAGCGCCAACAACTTTATGTTCAGCTTTGCCTTGTCGGCCTTGCTTTGCACCAGAACGTTTATCTACCGGCCCCGGAGTGCTAACTCCAAACACTGCACTAGGAACTTCTCGTCTTGCACTAGAGGTAGTTATTCCGCGAATGTCATCTTTTAATAAACCTTGAGTGTTTAACACTTCCTGAAACGGAGTTGGAGGTTTTGGTATAGTTGTAGGATCAGCAGTGTTAGCTTGGGTTATTTTGTTATATTCAGCAACTGGTACTCGTTCTTCTAACCCATCTATGTTAAATGACGATGACGCATTTCCAGGTGTCATAAAATTCATCGACTTATCTTGAGCACATCCGATCCAATATCCTTTTCTAGGGTCACCGTCTACAAATACCACCATTACAATACTACCAACATCGGGCGGTATCATCCAAAATCCGTAACTTTTTTGTGTATTATCGTAATCATCTTCGTCGCCAACATAGTCAATACTAGTTTGTCCAGCGAAAGGACTTAGATACTTTACTTGGTGCAATTGCCCGGATCTAGCATCGTCGTTACCTACTTCATGAAGTAGTTGTACTTCTAGTGTTCCCATGTATGTCGGATCTAGGTGGCTAACAATTTTAGCAAGGTAAGGGCCAGGACTAGATTTTTCTGTACTACCGGACGGTCTTGTTTCTTCTGCCATAATTATCCTTCAAAACCTGCAAGGTCTGCACTTGCTTGAATTTCTGCAGGTGATCGTGTCGCAGTAACGTTACCTTCAGAGTCTGTTACTAATGTAGATCCGTCTTCAAATGTTTGTATACTAGACCCGTCATCGAATACTTGAATATTAGAATCCGAAGCTGTTTGTCCAGGTGTTGAAGCTAATTGTACAGGTGCTGTTGATTTAATTTCTTGACCTTTTAATCTAACCATTTTTAAAACTTGGGTGAACTTTCCTCTGTTGAAGTTGCTGTCGACGGATATTACTTTATAAAGTCCAGTAAATTGTTTAACTTCTTTACTTCTAAAATCATATAACCCTGTTTCGGTATTTGCATCCAGAGGAGTTCTAAAATTGCAATTTACTAAAACTTCTCCATTCTGATAATTCATAGAACCGTCAGCAGTCATATGTTTATTATCTGTTGCTACTGCTGTATAATTTCCCATACCACTGTCTGCTAGATAATACGGATCTCCTAAGATTGTTAAATTTAGATTAATCATGTCAACACCAGATGTTAATGCATCATGGAATTGTCGAGCTGCTAAACTTGCTGCATCATCAAACCCACCGCCGCCTTTATATGCTGTGCTTGTAGCAACTCCATCTTTAATAACAGACGTAGGGATTGAATCATCTTTAGGGGCTTGGCCTGGAGGATCACCTTGTACTCCTACATTACCTTCTACACCTGCACCGCTTGATTGTTCTGCAATTTTCGTATCGCCGTTATTCTTACCACCATCAGCCATCATTGCTGTATAGAAGCCGCTTTTAAATTCGATGTCCCAATCAATAACATCTACGTTCTGCCCAGTGTATATAAAATTATATTCTTTAACTACTTCTTGTTTAGCTTTTTCAGTTCCTGGTTTTGGGGTATTAGGAGGTAAAAATACACTTGCATCAACTGCATACGGCACAACTCTATAAACTATTAATTTAGGTTTCACACCCGTTTTAGCTAAGTTCTCATCAGTCGGCACGTAAAATAATTGTGTTTCAACACGCCACCATTGGATGCTTCCAGAATCACTTATTTGTGAAAGCGCTGTTCGGCCATACTCACTCATTAAGATTACTTGATTTATTGCATTAATTACATCACTACCTTGTGCAAATTTAAACTCGCCTTCTGACGGATTGATAGAAATGTCGCCGCGTTTATATGTGCCTGTGGCTTGATCGTACGCAAAATTATCTTTTGCAAATGGAGTACCGCCGTCGTTGAATAAACTAAACCCCATTGTGCTTGCACCTATGTCATTAACTGTACCTTCTTCTTGCACTTGAGTTTTATTAATGCTGCTAGTTGTTACACCTAATTTTTTAAATAAATCAAAGTCAGCACCTGCACTAGCAGGAAAAATTGTTGCGCCTAACGGGTTTGCTGAATCATCGTTAGGACTACCGGAGTAATCGCCTGTCTTTAAATCTTTTGGAAAACTAATTAGTATTTGGTCTGCGACATTAACATCTTTTCTTTTAACAGCTTCATTCAATCGATCGTTTAATACACGTTGTAAACTTTTTTCACCTGTTTGTAACATTTCAACAACAGTTTTGCCTGATATAGATACATCAGTTTTCAATTGACTATAAATTGATGTTAATGCTTTTTCATTTAACGGGTATGCATCAACATCATACTCGCTACCTTTTCCGCTTACTTTAATTCCAAGCTGTCGCAAGCGAATAGGAAAATATTTTGTTGTTTTATCTATCTGAACATTTTGTAAATCTGCGTCAATATGACCTTTAAATTCAATTGTTAATAACAACGGCATGTCAAGATAATTTCTATGACCTGCAATCTTAGCTGATGATTGCAATACTTCAAAGAACAACCCCATAGAGTAAGGCTCAATAACTTTAAATCTAAATCCTGTTGCATTTGTGTTGCCGGTGGATTTTTCAAAACCTACACTACTGTTAATTTGCAGACCTTCGATATAAAAATCAAACGTACCTGCAGGATTCGCAGCAGTTGCATATGGTGTTCTTACTCTATCAGATGGATTGCCGCTACCACTTTTTAAAATTAATGGGCCTAACATACCTTTACGATATGTTTCGTTTGGAAAATTAATTTGTGCATCATCCATTACACTTAAAGTAAAAATGTAGTTGAACGAAGTATAGCTATGCAATATATTAGGAACAGGACCAGAAATACCAGACGGAACTTGTGTAGTTGCAGCGGCAGCATTTAACGCTAAGTTTCCAAGATTGTTTATATTTTTTCTTGCTTGATCTAATGCAGTTTGTATTTCAGCAGCTCCGGGAATAGCACTAGTAATACTGCTAATGTTAATTCCTAAACCAGATGCAATTGAATCCTTAGCTGAATTTATTGCAGAACTAACTGAACTTAACCCTTTTGCTATACCTGTATCAGTTAGCGTTTTGTTAATAGTTTTAGACAGTGTAGTTGCTGCGCCAGAAATATCAAAAGAAGGCATATTAGATCCCTAATACTTTAAAGAGGCCGGTACGTTTAGGAATATAAATTTGTTTTCCAGGAATAAAATCATAGATAGGATCTTGCAAAATATCTAAATTGCGTTGAATAAAAACCCACCATAATTTAGAAGTTCCATACAAGTCATAAGAAAGTAAATCTGGTCTATGAGTATACTGCGGCTCTATTGAATAAAGGTAGTCGTCTGCTTCAGCTGCAACTGGCCTAATAGACAATACGCTAAGATAATTTTGTACTGAGCCGGTTGTAAACCAAGGACTGGTATTGCTATACGTTGCCATTAAATGTAACCTCCAGTAACATATCCGCCGTTTACAAATTTTTGTAAACTAAACTGCTTCATATTTTCTCTACTGAAAATTGGTTGTAAGGTAACTGAGATAGTACTCTTAACTGGGACCCATGTATTTCCGGCTGTGCCAAACGAGCCGCCGCCTAATAAATTTGAAGGGCCGCTAAGTAATTTAGACACGCCCGCTACTGCGCCGCCAATTGCTCCGATAGTTCCTAATGCGCCTGCTACTTTGTTAGCACCTAATGCGCCTGCAAGGCCTGCAAGGCCTGAAGTAGCGCCTGCTAAGTTTGATAAGTTTGCTAAAGGTCCGGCAGAGCTTCCTGACCCAAAAGTTGGGGCAGAAGAAACACTTGTATTAATATAATGCACATCGCTTGGTAACTCAACCGTGAAGCTTTTAACAACTACTGGTACATTTTTAAACACATAATCGCCATATGCATTTAATTTTAAAATAGGTGGAGGATTGCCTTGTAGGTCTCCTTCACCAGTAAACATTTTTGTAGCACTTCTTAAAAAGTGTACTGCTGCAATCCAATACAATGCTTGATATCCATCTTCGACATGGAATGCTCCATTAATGGTGAATTGATCAGCACGACTATTTTGATAAAATGTATATGCATAATTCTGGTGAGTTATTGCCTGGTCTTCATAACTAGCACTACTAGATATTTGAATTGTAGGAGTGTACGGAAATATTAAAACATTTCCTGCTTGAACTAACGGTTGTAAAACTGGACTGCTTGTAAATGCAGAAGGAATTGACAATCTTACACGCCAGTCGTTACTAACGTCAGCAGATCCAAATTGGGCTTGTGCATTAGCTGCGGTGTTCGAAGGCATACCACCGGCCGGTAAGTTTATGCTTCGTAATTTAGAGATAAGGGCTGCTGGGTTAGATAAATTATTAAGCGCACCAGCAAGATTACTGGCTACATTTAACGCACTAGACGCAGCACCAATAACTGAATTAAGACCCGGCCCAACATCAAATAATGGCATCAATCTCTCCTTTTTATCTATTATTTAGTTGACAAAATAATGTACATATATTATAATAGTACATCCTTGGAAGATATATGAAAGTAAATTATTTAAACAATAAAGATCTATTAGAAGAAATACACAAAAGTAAAAATAGTTTTTGCACATTTACAGATCCGATATATCATCGGTATGATTTAATTTTACCTAGTGTTGAAAAAATCAATATAAGAACAATAGCCGAAGCTAAACGTGCAAGAGCCAAAAGACTCACATTAATTGCGTATGATCAGCGAAAACAAGCTGGCGAAAAAGTTAAACAAGCCGATTGCGAGGTTGATTACAAAAAAATTCCAAAAACAGATTTAGTTTTTAGAATTATGACTTTCGACCATATTCCGCTTAATGCTACCCGTAAAAAGAATCCAAAAACTATTGCCGATGGACGAGATAAAGTAAACTTTCCGCCATTCCAACATTGGAAATTCAACGACAACGATATTTTAGAGTGCGTCGGTAAAAGTCATTGGCGTGGTAGTTTAGAAAAGGGGCACTTTTCTAAAGAGCACGGGCAAATAACAAATACACTTGCAAAAATGTATATCAAGTTGTGCGAACGTTATGCTACCCGTGGTAACGTCCGTGGTTATACCTATAACGACGAAATGAAAGGACAAGCTATTCTTCAACTTACGCAAATCGGTTTGCAGTTTGACGAAAGTAAGTCTGACAATCCGTTTGCATATTTTACTGCCGCAGTGACAAACAGCTTTGTAAGAATTATTAATTTAGAAAAACGCAACCAAAACATTCGAGATGATCTATTAGAAATGAATGGCATGAATCCTAGTTACACAAGAACCGGGCAAGGGGATTACGAAAATGCTATGAAACGGTTTGAAGGTACTGACGATTGATTTTTAAACGTAATACTGTTACAATAGCAGAACGGAGGTTGAATTTTGAGTAATCTTTTTAAAAAAGCTGCGTGTTTTACAGACATACACTTTGGTTTAAAATCTAATAGCCAAACTCACAATCAAGATTGTGAAGAATTTGTGGATTGGTACATTGCTAAAGCAAAGGAAGAAGGTTGTGATACAGGAATCTTTCTTGGAGACTGGCATCATAATCGTAATAGTCTTAACATTACTACCATGGATTTCAGTCTTCGCGCACTTGAAAAGCTGGGCAAGGCCTTTGATCAGTTTTTCTTTTTTCCTGGCAATCACGATTTGTATTACAAAGATAAACGTGATATCCATTCTGTAGAATTTGGCAAGTATATTCCAGGTATTACTGTAGTACACGAGCCCACTACTATCGGCGATGTTACGTTGTGTCCTTGGTTAGTCGGTGACGAATGGAAGAAGATAGGTAAGAAGGGCGGCAAGTATATATTTGGTCACTTTGAACTGCCTAACTTTTTTATGAATGCTATGGTGCAGATGCCCGATCACGGCGAGATTCAACTGGATTCGTTCGGGGGTTATGAGTTAGGCTTTAGTGGGCACTTTCATAAACGGCAAAGTAAAAAAAATATGCATTATATCGGTAATGCATTTCCGCACAATTATGCCGATGCATGGGATGACGATCGTGGCATGATGATATTAAGTTGGGGAGAGCAGCCCAAATATCTAAATTGGGATGACTGTCCGAAATTTAGAACAGTTAAATTAAGCCAACTAATTGACGATGCAGATTTGTTATTATCGTCTAAAATGCATTTGCGAGTATCATTAGATATTGATATCAGTTACGAAGAAGCTAGTTTCATTAAAGAAAAGTTCATTGCAGATTATAACATCCGTGAACTAACACTTATCCCAGAAAAGAAAGAAGTAGAAATCAACACAGACATCGATATTCAAGCATTTGAAAGTATTGATCAGATTGTTACCAATCAGTTGGTTAGTATTGACAGCGACACTTATGACAAAAATGTATTGTTAAGCATTTACAATAATTTATGATTACAATTAAACAATTAACTGTTAAAAACTTCATGAGTGTTGGGAACCAAACTCAAGCAGTAGATTTTGGCAAAGAAAACTTAACTCTTGTACTAGGTGAAAATTTAGATCAAGGGGGCGATGACAGTGGCTCACGCAACGGTACAGGTAAAACTACTATTGTAAATGCATTGAGCTATGCGTTATTTGGACAAGCCCTTACTAGCATTAAAAAAGATAATCTTATTAATAAGATCAATAATAAGAACATGTTAGTTACGTTGCATTTTGCAAAAGACGGCAAGGACTATCGTATTGAACGAGGTAGAAAACCGTCAATCATGAAGTTTTTTGTAGATGATCTAGAGCAGAGTACTGAAGAAGCTGATGATAGCCAAGGAGATATGCGAGAGACTCAGAAAGATATCGACAGTATACTTGGTATGAGTCATCAAATGTTTCAGAATATTATTGCATTAAACACTTATACGCCGCCGTTTCTTTCAACTAAAGCAAATGAGCAACGAGAAATAATCGAACAGCTTCTAGGAATTACGTTATTAAGTGAAAAATCAGAAGCCTTAAAAGAACAGATTAGACAAGTTAAAGAGAAAATAACTCAAGAAAATGCTGATATCGAGGCAGCAAAAAAATCTAACGACAAAATACAACAAAGTATTGATAGTTTAATTACTAAGCAAACTGTATGGACTAGTCAACAAAAAATAGATTGTGAAAAAATTGCAACTTCTATTGTAGAATTACAAAGTGTGGATATTGAAAAAGAAATTGATATTCATGCTAAGGTAAAAATGTACGATGAACTAAGTGCAAAAATTAAATCTTTAACAAAAGAAAAGGCAACATTAGAGACTGCGGTTATTCAGGCAGACAAAGCAAAAACAAAATATGAAAAAGAATTAGAAAGCCTAGCAAACAATCGGTGCCATGCATGTGAACAAGAATTACATACTCACAAACATGAAGAAATGTTGGCTACTGCAAAAACTAATTTAGACGAAGCTGAAAAATATATGTCTAAAATTGCAGAAGACTATGCTAAAGTTATAGACGAACTTGCTGTGATCGGGGACATTAATGGTAGACCTAATACATATTATGATACTATTACCGAAGCACTAAAACATCAAAATAATTTAGCAAGTTTAGAAAGTGCATTAGCAGTTAGACAACAAGAAGTTGATCCGTACCAAGAACAAATTGACGAGCTTAGAAATACTGCTATTCAACAAATCAGCTGGGATAACATTAATGCGTTAACTACATTAAAAGATCATCAAGAATTCTTATTAAAACTGTTAACAAGTAAAGATAGTTTTATTCGTAAGAAGATTATTGATCAGAACTTAGCGTATCTAAATAACCGATTGACTTTCTATCTTGATAAAATGGGATTACCTCATACCGTTGTTTTTCAAAATGACTTGACTGTAGAAATTACTCAACTAGGTCAAGATTTAGATTTCGACAACTTGTCGCGAGGCGAACGCAATCGACTGATATTAGGTTTATCTTGGGCGTTCCGTGATGTATGGGAAAGTTTATACCAGAGCATTAATTTACTGTTTATTGATGAGTTAATTGACAACGGGCTAGATGCTAGCGGTGTTGAAAATGCATTAGGTATTCTAAAAAAGATGGGTCGAGAACGTAAAAAGAACATTTTCCTTATTAGTCATAAAGATGAATTAATCGGACGAGTAAACAATGTTCTTAAAGTTATTAAAGAAAACGGATTTACTAGCTATAGTAATGATTTGGAAATAACAGAATGATAAAAACAGCACACGATCGCCTGATGGACTTGTTTCGAGAGTACTTTAGATTAAACCAAGAATGGGAATCTACCGAAACTCACGCAGCAGGCATGCGTGTTCGTAAGGCATTAAGCGATATGAGGCACTTGGCAACAGAGAGGCGCAAAGAAATACAAGATGTTAGAGTAAAGAAACCGAAAATTAAAAGTCCGAAATATAGAGAAAACCAAAAAAGACAGGCAGAGCAAGGCAGCGACACTAATTAAGTGCATGTCATGGTATTATCAAAATAAACTAGTAGAAGAAATTCCTGAAGAGATTATAGGATTCGTTTACATTATTACTAATAACATCACTGGTCGCAAATATATAGGCAAAAAACTAGCAAAGTTTAGCAAAACTACTTATAAAACAGTAAAACTTAAAAATGGCAACAAGAAGCGCAAAAAGATTCGAGGCAAAATTGAATCCGACTGGCGTGAATACTATGGCTCAAACGACCAATTAAACAAAGACGTACTAGAACTAGGCACAGAAAACTTTCACAGAGAGATACTTTATTACTGCACATCTAAGGCTGAATGTAGTTATATCGAGGCAAGAGAGCAATTCTCAAGACGGGTATTAGAATCAGACGATTACTACAACGGACATATTCAAGTCCGTGTACACGGCTCCCATATTAAAGGCAAACAACTCAACGGTTAATGGCTTGCACTGGCTAATTTCAAGTGCCTAGAGACAACCCTCGGAGTGGAGGGGGACGGAAATTCTGCGCCGTAGCAGTACTCAGTAACTATCCTTAACAGGACGATGATCGGATATGCCTACATACAACCGGTTTTACTGTTTAATACAATTTAAAAAGGCTAAAAGAGGGTGAAGAACCCACGGCTGGACGTATGTTAGCGTATACGAACAGACCCGCCGTTGTAATAAGACGACATGATTAGGTACCGGATAACCGCCTAAGCTAGCAGAAATGCTTGTAGTGTTAACGCTAAGTGAACTGCTCAACTCAGATAATGTTCATTTTTTAGCCCGCTAGGGCTAAGTGTGACTACACAATCTAGATAATATTTAAATGCTCCGCATTGATAGAAATAAGAACTAAGATAAGTTCGAGCGAAAGCGAAGAACAGAAGAACGTAAGTTCTTCTTTAATAAATATATTACTATGAAAGTTCAAGATATCGTTCTTAAGGAAAATCACGATTTTATCGATGAAGGTCTCGGTAAGACATTGGCAAAAAAAGCTGCTCAAAAATATAAGGATAGATCTCGTGCTGCAAAAAGAACACGTGATGCTGAAATAGCTAGTTCTAGAAATAAAGTAGATCGTGCAGCAGCACAGCTAAAATATGAAAAAGCATTAGAAGCTGCTAAGAAAGCAGCCGCTGGCAAGTTATCTAGCTTACCATCTGTTGCACTAAATGCACTTAATCTTGCATTTACGGCTGAATTTTTACGTGAATGGTATGCAAAACTAATTGCATTAGAAAATGAATACCAAGCATTCTTAGCAGGTGATAAAGAAACTAATTTTGGCGATGCTACGCCTGAAGAAGGATTTCAACTAGCCCAAGAACGACGAAGAAAATTATTAGGCGAAGCTTCGGCAGTGATCTTGGTAAATTTAGGTGTATTAAGTACTGCATCAAAGTTTTTAGGATACATATCGGGCGGAGTTGGCAAGGCAGTAGGTGGTGTAGTCGGCGGGCGTCTCGGAGGCGAAGCAGGTAAGTTTATAGCATCGTTACCATTTTCTGTAACACAAAAGATTGCCAAACTGATCGAAGGTGGTCCCGCACAAAAAGCTGCGTTGACTGCATTTATTGCTTCACCCGAAGCACAAAAATTTTTATCGTACATAACATTTGGGATGTTAGACATTCCGGTAAAAATTATAAGAGATGCGCTAGGGCTTACGGCAGAAATAGCATTAGACGGACTAAACAAGGGTTTAGAAAAACTAGGTGTTACTGCACCTGATATGATAAAAACTAAAATTACTGCACCTACTCCAACTCCCGGAGATACTGCTACAGGTTATCAGCATGATCTTGCGATGTCGGTACAACGAGATCCCAAAAATCCAAAAATATTATATGTTGACCGTGTAGCCATAACTGACAAGGATGGTTACCAAGATGTTGGTAACGCTACACTAGCAGATATTAAGAACAGAGCAAATATATTAGGAAGAGCTGATCCTACTTCCGGGATACCTAAGAAACCTGGTAAAGATTACAACTACTAAACATACTAGATTAAATTAATGCTAGTCTTGAATTTTTTGTAGTTTCGATATTTTCTTTAACGATCTCATTCATAATTTTACGATCTTCGTACGAGTAAACATGAAAGAGTGCTTCACTTGAAACTCCTCCTCTCATATACCAACTTAATCTAAAAATTTCATCTTTAATCTGTTTAATTTCGTTATCTAATGATTTAAGATATTCAGCTATGTCAGAGTTTGGGATTGACAATAGCTTTATGCGAAAAAATTTGACTGGTCCATCCCTATTTCAAGTTGTGTTTCAGTTCCACATTCATTGCATTTAACACTAAACTTAGGCATAGCCCACTCATCTTTTGTTTTTTCTAAATGCGATTTTATTAATGCATAGTCATTTCGATTAGAATTTGCTAACCATTCTCGAATATGATCCTTATCCGAAACTATAGTATCGGGAATCTCAACAGATTCAATACTTGAAATAAACAACTGTGCTTGAATTTGTCCTAATTTTTCGTAAACTTCGTCAACATATTTCTGTTTTTCTTCATCGGTTACTGAAGCCAACTGGCCTAATAGTCGTTGTAGTTTAAAATTTTCTAAATTAAAATCAGTTAACTCTTGATAATTTAACGGTCTAAAATTAATGGTGATTTCATTGTTCAGTTGCATTCGATTATTATATGTTTTTTCAGTATAGTGCTCGATTACTTTAGTTAAATTAATGTCGTAGTCGTTTATAGTGCCGCAATGTCTACAGGTATGGGATACAGACATTTCTTCACCGAATGTAGCAATTCTAATTGCAGTTAGTAAGACATCTATATCTAAACTAGGAATTGTATGTGCATCTTTAATATATGAGCAACAACTTTCAATAGTTTTGATTGTAGCTTCGCCGTTAAACAACGCATCCGGAGTTTTCATTAAAATTTCATCCATTCCGGTCATAGCAAAAATTGGAACATTTGAGTGATCACCTGCAAAGGAACCTTCTTTGTAGAATAAACCTTTACTTGGCAAAGAAATAAAGATTTTTGGTTGTCTAAAATACTTTTGTAATGGATTTGTAGTCATTTTTAATACCGATAAATATAATTACACGTATTTATATACGCATTTTTTTGGTGAAAAAATATGGCAGATATCGATTATGACAAATTACAAACAGCGATGGAGCGTGCCTTTAGATCACGCGGCGGCTCGGGCGGTGGCTCGGGCGGTGGCGGTGCCCCTATACCTACGCTTGACACTTCTAAATTAAAAGAAGCTGTTGATAAAGCCGGGGACGGCGTTGGCAAATTTGTCGAAGGTGCAAAAGACAGTACTGAAACATTTAGAGGTCTTAGTAAAGCTGGCTCTAACTTTAGTAATGACATAATTGGAATGAATGTTGCTGCTGCACAATCTAGACTCAGCCTGGGTGAATTTGCAGATGTAGTTGCACAAAACGGAAAAAATTTAGCAGGCTTAGGCGGATCTGTTACTAGAGGATCTGAAGCTTTTGCTAAAGCAAGCAAAGGATTTTTTGAAAGCGATTTTACTACACGCTTGCAAGAAATGGGATTTACTGCTAAAGACCTAAATGAAACATTAGCAGTACAGCTAGGAACGCAGCGGTCAACATTTAGAGATAATGAAGAAGGTCGCAAAAGAGCTTATGAAAGTGCAAATAGCCTAGCTAGAGAAATGGACATGATTGCTAAACTCACTGGTAAAAATCGTGAGCAGCAAGTGGAAGAAGCTAAAAAACGATCAGCCGACGGGCAGGTAGAAGCAAAGTTAAGATTGATTGGTATTGAACAAGGTGCAGAAGCAGAAGCAAAAGCTAGAGAAGCATTCCAAAAACAATTTGCAGAAGCAGAAGCTCGCGGAATGGGGCAGATGGCAAAAGAAATGTTTGCTACTGGTACATTAACTAGTAACGAAGCAGCAACACAGTATGCTTTGCTAGGAGAAGCTGCACAGAGAACCGGTGAGCAAATGCAACATTTGTCTAAAGGAAATGTTGCAGCCGCAGAAGCTGCTAGTAAACAAGCAGACGCAGCAAACGCAAAGAACCAACGAGATCCAACACTATTAAGACTTGCAACATTGGGCGATGCAGCAGGAACTGCTGGCACAATTATGAAGAAGAACGTTGAAGACAACATGGCTCTTCACGATAGTGTTATGGCAGTATCAAAATCTATGAAGCCAGGTTTGTTAACGTCTACTGAAGATTTTGGCAAAGCACTTACTAAAGTAAGAAACGATATTGAATCATCTAGGATGGGAATAGATGCTAGAGGTAGACAAGTAAGTGGAGCAACACAAGGTGTAATAGCAGGCCAACGAGCAGCACAAGAAATTAGAGCAGGAGTTGCAGGTGCAGTTGAAGCAGAAAACGCACAAGGTGAAAGTGTTGGCAATGCTGCACGCCGTACAGGCGCTGCTGGCAGAGAAGCATTGAATCGATTATCAGGTCCGGGGAATACACTTGCAGGCAACATTGAACGTGCAGCAGAAAGAGGCCAGCAACCAGAAACAGTGATTCC